GCAGCGGCTTCGCCGTCGGCCTGGACTTGGCTAAGCCGAGGTTGTGACCACCATGCAGTGTTCTTCTGGGATCGGTCGGCGCTGGCCGGCGGGTGCCAGCCGGGTTGCGGGACGTTCACCGTCCCCTAAAAAGCCTGTTTCCGACCTATGCCGCTGCGCTGCGTTGGCTGCGGCCAGTCCTTTGCGTCTGGCGAGGCCTTCGAACTGCACGCTACCGGGGTTCGGCGCGCGCCACGCAATGCTCCAAAGCGCTGCCGCAGCACAGCAGAGATGCGCGACCTTGGCATGAACATGAGCCCGCAGCATACGTGGCGCTTGAGGGTGCCGCGCAGCAGTAGCAACGAGCGAAGCACCCAGACGCCATGAACATGATGTCCGACCCCACTAACTCGCAGCTTGCCGGCGCTCTCGACGGCAATGGCGCTGCCCGTAAATCCATTGACTGGGAGCGCGTCGAAATCGATTTTCGCGCTGGTTTCAAGACCTTACGCGAGATTGCCGGTCAGCACGGCATCACCCACGCCGCGATCCAGAAGCGCGCCAAGCGTGACGGATGGGATCGCGACCTCCAGGGACGCATCCACGCCAAGGCCGCCGCGCTGGTAGCCAAGCAGTCAGTAGCCAAGCCGGGTAGCCAAGTCAGTAAGGCTACCGAGCGCGAAGTCGTCAGCGCCGAAGCCGCGATCATCGCCCAAGTCCAGACCGGCCGGCGCGCCATGGTCGAACGCCTGCGCAGCGCCGCGACCAAGCTCGTCGCCGAAATGGAGGGCATGGATGCCAACGCGTCGACCGCCCTGCTGGGCCAGCTGCGCGACTTGGCAGAAAAGATCGAGGATCCGAACGCCCGCCGCGGGACCTTGAACCAGATTTCCGATGTCGAAAACGCCGTCACGCTCGAGGCGCGGATCACCATGTTCAACAAGCTGATGTCCAGCGCCGGGGCCCTGCTGCTCGCCGAGGCCGACGTTTACGGGCTGTCGAAGGATGCGCCGGCCGGGTCCGTGCCGGCGGGTCTGTCCCTGTTCTATCCGGAACCGGACGCGCCTGCGTCGGCGTAAGCGTGCCTGACGGTGCGTACGCGGGGCGCCCGCGCCTGAATCCGTGCTTGCGCCCGTTCTGGGACGCGAACATCGACCCGGCTAGCGGCAAGCAGTACCGGAACCGGGTCCTGTACGGCGGGCGGGCCTCGAGCAAGACGTGGGATGCGTGCGGCCGGCTGATCTACATGGCCGACAACGCGCGCCTGCGGGTGTGCTGCTGCCGCCAATTCCAGAACAAGCTCTCAGAGTCCGTGCAGCCGGTGCTGGTCGACACCATCGACCGATTCGGCTTGGGCCGCCGGTTCGTGGCGCATGAAGCCAAGATCGTCAACAAGGCGACCAAGTCTGAATTCCTTTTCTACGGCATCTGGCGCCAGATTCGGGAAATCAAGGGCCTTGAGGGGATCGACGTTTTCCTGATCGAGGAAGCCGAGGCGCTGACCGAGGAACAGTGGCTCGTTATCGAGGCCACCGCGCGCAAGCGCGGCGCCCAGCTCTGGATCATCTTCAATCCGTACCTGGCGACCGATTTCGTCTACGAGCATTTCGTACTGAACCCGCCTCCCCGAACGCTCGTTCGCCTGATCAATTACGAGGAAAACCCGTTCCTGGCGCCGGACTTCCTGGAAACGATCCTGGAACTGAAAGCGCGCGATTTCGAGGAATACCAGCACATTTACCTGGGTGTGCCGAAGACGGACGAAGAATCGTCCGTGATCAAGCGGTCCTGGCTGATGGCCGCGGTCGACGCGCACCTAGCGTTGAAGGTGGAACCGAAGGGCGCGCGCCGGATCGGATTCGACGTCGCCGACGAAGGTAAGGATCTGAACGCCCAGGTCTTCGGGCATGGGCCGCTCGTTTCATGGTCCGAGCAGTGGAAAGGCGGGGAAGACGAACTGCTCAAATCCTGCACGCGCGTGTATCGCGAAGCTACGAACCGCGGTGCCCATATCGTGTACGACTCGATCGGCGTGGGCGCCATGGCGGGCGCGAAATTCGGCGAGTTGAACCTAGCCAATCATCTGCACCCGCCAGCGCTCGAGCCGGACTATGCGAAGTTCATCACGTACTCGAAGTTCAACGCGGGCGCCGGGGTCTGGCACCCGGATGCGAGATACGCCAGAACGACCACGCAGAACAAAGACCAGTTCGCGAACCTGAAGGCTCAGACCTGGTGGCTGGTCGCCGATCGCTGCCGCAACACATACAACGCGGTGCGCAAGGCCGAAAAGTTCAAGGAAGACGAAATCATTTCGTTCGCTTCCGATACCCCGAACCTGCAAAAACTGATCGCCGAACTATCTACGCCGAAGCGAGACTTCGATCAAAACGGACGAGTCAAGGTGGAATCAAAGAAGGATCTGCTGAAGCGCGAAGTGCCATCGCCGAATCTGGCGGACGCGTGCGTCAGCATCTTCGCCCCTGGCCTGGATCCGATGCGCATTTCCGCCGCGGCGATCGCAGGCGCGTAAATGAACTGGCTCGCGAAGGTTGCCGCGCTGGCGCGTGGCTGGCACCTCTCTCCCCCCTCGAAAGGCCCTGCGCCAGTCTCGTCCGCACTGGAAACGGTCGCCAGCGCGGCACCCCTCGGCACGCCGGTTCGGCGCGCGCCGATGCGGATCAGCGACGAGGCCTTGGCCGCGGCTGGGCCGACTTCCGCCGGCACGAAATGGGAAACGGCTGACCCTCACCCCGGTGTGATTCCGAGCAAGGTAAAGCTCGCGATGGACTCGGACATGTCATCCACGTTCGACTGGATGACGAACAGCCGCTTTAGCGAGGGGATGACCTTCTTCGGTTACCCGTACTTGGCCGAACTGACCCAGCGGGCCGAATACCGCCGTCCGTCGGAAATCATCGCCAAGGCGATGACGATGAAATGGATCAAGTTCACCGCCACGGGAGAACAAAACAAAGACGACAAGATCGACGTGATCGAGGCCGAATTCAAGCGGCTGAAAGTGCAGGACCGGCTTTGCACGATGTCCGAGCATGACGGGTTTTTCGGACGCGGGCAGCTGTTCCTTGACATGATCGGCGTTGATAGCGAGCGCGATCGAAACGAACTGGCGATGCCGTTGCTGGATGTGAGGTCCAAGATCGGCAGAGGTATTCAGCAACTCGTTCCGGTCGAAGCGATGTGGACGTATCCGAATCGCTACAACAGCCAGAATCCGCTCAAACCGGACTTCTTCAAGGCGACCAGCTGGTATGTGATGGGCACGGAAGTGCACGCCAGCCGGATGCTGACGCTGGTCAGCCGGCCGGTGCCGGACATGCTCAAACCGGTGTACGGGTTCGGGGGCCTGTCGCTCACGCAGATCATGAAGCCATACGTGGACAACTGGCTGCGAACGCGGCAGTCGGTGTCCGACCTGATCCACAATTTTTCCGTGATGGCGCTTAAGACGGATCTGACGGACATCCTGAATGCGGGCGCCGGCACGCAGATGTTCAATCGCGCGGACCTTTTCAATCGCGCGCGCGATAACCGCAGCCTGTTCATGCTCAATAAGGACACTGAAGAACTCGACAACATCAGTGTTCCGCTGGGTACCCTGGATGCATTGCAGGCGCAGTCACAGGAACACCAGGCTGCGGTGACCGGCATCCCGCTCATCATCATGTTCGGCATCACGCCCAAGGGCCTGAATGCGACGGCTGAGCCGGAACTGAAGACGTTCGGGCGCAATGTCCTGAGCTGGCAGCAATCGCTGTATACGCCGCCGATCACGCGAATTCTGAACATCGTTCAGCTTGCGAAGTTCGGTGAAATCGATCCTGAAATCGGTTTCAAGTACGAACCGTTGACGGACGACGATATGAAGATCCTGGCCGAAACCCGCAAGGTGGAGGCCGACACCGACGAAGTGATGATCAATTCCGGCGTCATTTCGCCGGCTGAGGCGCGCAACCGGGTGGCCCAGCAGGAAGACTCGCCCTATTCCGGGCTGGACGTGAGCATGGTGCCCGAACCGCCTGGCGAGGAAGGGATGGGCCTGCCTGGCCTGGGTCCGGAGGGCGAGCCTGGACCCGAACAGCCGCCGAATCCGAACGCGGGCGCGGTGCCGCCCCCCAATGGAGCACGGCCGCCGGGCGCGCGCCCTAATGGCGCCGTGCCGGCCCACGATGAAAAGTGGATCACCGTACACGGCGGCAAAGAAGGCGGTGGCCAGCCGGTGCTGATCACCGAAGGCGGGGTGGTCAAGGGTGGCGCGGGCGGCAGCATGAACGGGATGGTGCTGCGCAAAGCCGGCAAGGAAGGCGCGGGCGAGGCGCCCAAGCCTGAGCATTCGGCCAAGCTCGAGGGGTTGCTGAAGTCTTTGCAGAACCGCAACCGCTCGAGCGCGGCGAGCATCAACCAGATGTCCAAGATCGCGGCCAACCCGAACCCGCGCCTACTGATGGCAGCGCCCACGATGGCCGACGGCGCGCCCGTGGTGGCCGATCTTCACGGTCGCGGGATTGCCGTGGCCACCGGCCACCGGGACATCATCGTGACGCCAAAGCGCGAACTGGGCGTTCGTTACGCGGTGGTCGAAGCCGATCAGATATCCACGTCCAACAGCGCTGACGGCGTGAAGAACGCCGACTACGCCAAAGACCCTGACAAGATGGTCGCGATCAATAACGGCCGCACGGCCGGCGTCATCGAGGCCTACAAGAAAGGCACCGCGGATGCCTACAAGGCGGCGATCGCCGCGGGCGCCAAGGTGCACGGGATCCCGGGCAAGACGATCCGCGCGATGAAATCGCCGGTACTGGTCCGGGTCATGGATGCAGACGACGTGTCCGAGGGCATAGCAGACGAGTCGAACACGACGCAGACCTTGACGCTGTCGGCGGTGGAGCAGGCCCGAAACGACGCGGATCGGTTCGATGCGTCCCAGATCGATTACGACGATGATGGGCAGCCGTCCGAGGCCTCAGTGCGCGGTTTCATACAGACGATGCCGGCCTCGGAACAGCAGTCGCTTGCGCCGAACGGGCGCCCTACCCGCCAGGCGATAGACCGGATGCACGCGGCGACCTTCCACGCTGCTTACGGCGATTCGGAACTGGTCGGGCTGATGGCTCAGGCGACCGACCCGGAATCCAGAACCCTGATCGCCGGCATGAGCCGCGCGGCCGGCTCGATGGCCAAGCTGAAAGACGCGGGCGAACTGGACATCCGCGAACTGGTCACCGGTGCTGCCAAGCAAATCATCAACGCGGTGCGCTCCGGCGTGTCAGTGAAGAAGTTCCTGAAACAGGGCGATCTACTCACGAACAGCGCCGAAGGCGCCATCGCCAGCATGATGGCGGAGAACATTCGCAGCGGTAAGGCGATCGGCGAACGCTTGGGATCGGCGGCCGATTTCGCTTTCCAGGAATCTCAACGAGGCGGCATCGACATTTTCGGGGAGCAGATCCCGACCGCGAGCCGCGAAGACGTACTGAAGGGGATTGGTCATGCTGAGCCCTGATGCGAAAGCGATCTGGAAATCCCCGGCTGGCGGGAACTTGGTGCGCGCGATGCTGGGATTGAAACCGTGGGAGGAAGAGGATCGGCAGACGGCGCGCGAACTGGCCAAGCTAAGCATTCCGGAAGATGACGATGGCGAAGGCGGCGAAGACGACGATTAAAGTCGCCGCGCCTATCCACCCCAACGTTGGCCTCGAGGTCGAATACCGGCGCCGGCTGCTATTGCTGATTGCCCAGATGCACAACAGCGTCGTGCACTGGCTCACCGCCGCGTATCGGGCGCACACGCCGCGCATGGCGCAGGACGACGCCCCATCGGTCATCCTGCGCCGGATCATCCGGGCTCTGGCCAAGCGCTGGCAGCAACGGTTCGATGAACTGGCCCCGGACCTAGCCGAGTATTTCGCGACCAAGGTTAGCGAGCGCACCGACGCGGCGCTGAAGGCGATTCTGGCAAAGCACGCTTTTTCTGTGCGGTTGCGCACAACGCCGCTCACCCGCGACGTCTGGCAAGCGACCACGGGCGAGAACGTGTCCCTGATCAAATCGATCCCGCAGCGCTACTTCACAGACATCGAAACCGAGGTCATGCGATCGGCCGCGGTAGGGCGCGACCTTGCGGCGCTGACCGACTACCTGGGGCCGAAGGTGAACCTGGCGCGTATCGGCCTGGGTCGCAAGCCCGGCGAGTCTAACAAGTCACTCTCGGCACGCACCGAACGCCGGGCCGCTCTGATCGCACGGGACCAGAACAACAAGGCGACCGCGACGCGTATCCGCGTGCGGCAGCATGAACTGGGGATCACCGAAGCGATCTGGGTGCACAGCGGCGGCGGACGCGAGCCGCGCCCGGATCATGTCGCGTGGGGCGCAGCGCGAAAACGCTACAAGATCAGTGAAGGCATGTGGTCCGAGAAGGAACAGCAGTACATCTTTCCGGGCGAGTTGATCAATTGCCGGTGTGTCAGCCGGTCCGTGATTCCGGGACTCGGTCGAATGGAGTCGTAAATTGGGAAAGCGCGAAATTAGTCCAGCTTTGATGATGATGTCCGCAATGGGAGCATTCGCGAATCTCGGTCAGCGCTCCATTCCAGCGCGCTCAGTGGCGCTTGATGACAAGCGCGGCCGATCCTATCCGCACCATGGCGAGCGTGAACGCGCCCGCCACCTTCGCCACATTGCTGCCGGTCGGACTCAGCCTAGCCAAATTAGGGCTGCGGGCGATGGCTGAGCGCGTTCGCCACTGGGGCCCGGATGATAATGGTGAGCAGGCGTGCACCCGCTGCCGCCAGCCGGTCCAGATAGTGGCTTTGCCGGGGCACGTGAACAGCTGGTGTGCCTGCACGCTGCGCACGTTCGTGCAACCGAAGGCGCCCCCGATCCTGATCCAGCTGCGCACCGTCCCGATCGCCAAGCTGATTGCAGCCGTGGCCATAAGACGTACCGTGCGGGATCCGCGCCAGTCGCCAGCCGACGCTCTGGATGCGCTCTGGAGGTGAGCGGGGCATACTTACCGCCGGTGAACCTTTTCTTGCGACTGCTGGGGTTCAGGAAGTGCCACGGATGCTCGAGGACCATCTGGTATGAGCGTTTGTGCCCGGAGTGCGATGCCGCGCTCATGAAGCGGGTGCGCAAACTCATCGAGGGTCAGCGATCAATGGAGCGGCAAAAATGATCAAGCCCACAGTCGGCCGACAAGTCTGGTTTTGGCCAGACGAAATGTTTCCGGGGTCCAGGCCCATTCCGGATCCAGGCGAGGGTCCGGTACCGCTGGCGGCCACGGTCGTGTTCGTGCATAGCCCGAACTTGGTGAACCTAGCCGTGTTCGACTGTTACGGGAACCTGTTCTCACAGGAGAAGGTTTACCTAGCGCAGGACGGGGCTGTGGCTCCGGTACCGTTTTGTACGTGGCCCGTGCGCGAAAGCGATCGCGACAGCGAGCGCACAGGCTGACACAGCACACCGACGCGTAGGCCGCGATCGAGGCCAGGGGCGCCCTCTTCCAGAGGGCGTTTCTTTTTTCCCGATACGTTCACTCACGGAGAGCTATCCAAAATGGGAGCCCTGACCTCTGCCCTGTCCGCCCAGATGATCCAGGCCATCGCGGCGGGCGACACGCAAACGCTTGCGCAAGTGCTGAACCAGCTGATGCGAGCGCCGCAGACCGGCCCGACCGTCGCCACGACCTATCCAGGCAACGGCATCCCCTACACGAATCCGGGCCCTTATCTGCAAACGGTCACCATCGACGGTGGCACCATCACCGTGATCACACTATCGCAGGGCGGCATCACGGGCCTTACCTCGGGCCAGTTTTTGCTGCGGCCAGGCGACGCTGTGACATGCACGTCCAGCGTCAATCCGACCGTGTTCAACGTCACCAATATCCTCTGAGGTTTATCCGATGACATCCCTGACTCCAGCGCAAGCGCGCGCCATTGCCAGCGGGGATGCGCCCAGCACGGCCGCGGCCGTAGCGCAGGCAATCAGCGGCGGGGGCGGCGGCGGTATGACGAATCCGATGACCGCTTCCGGCGATCTGATCGACGGCGGCACAAGCGGCACGCCGGAGCGGATACCGATCGGATCTACTGGCCAAGTCCTGACGGTCGTTGCGGGCGAACCAGCGTGGGCAGCGGCCACCGGTCTTGCCAATCCGATGACCACGGCTGGCGACATCATCATCGGCGGGGTTTCCGGAGCAGCGGCAAGGCTTGGCATCGGCACCGCCAACTACGTTCTGACTTCGGTGGCGGGCGCTCCAGCATGGACTGCGCTTCCGGCCACTGGGAGTGCCCCACCGATTAACCCGCAAACCGGGACGAGTTATCACCCGGTTCTCGCCGATGCGCCACAGTCTTCGAATTACGAGGGCTGGGTCACCATGAACAACGCCTCGGCCAACAACGTGACGCTCGACCCGCACAGCACGACGGCCTGGGTCACGGGTACGCTCATTGTCGTGCCACAACTTGGCGCCGGACAGACGGCGTTCGTGGCAGGTGCCGGCGTGACCTTTGCGAACCCCAGTTCGCTCACGGCGCGCGCCCAAAACTCCACCATATGGGCCAAATATTTGGGCAGCGATACCTGGCTGATCGGTGGGGACCTGACGTGACTGGCGCTTTAGCGACGCGCTATCGCAGCAGCATCATCGTCAGCACTGCGCTGCTGCACTTCGATGGCACGAATGGTTCGACCACCTTTACCGACGTTTACTCAAGTACGTGGTCGGGTAGTAGTGCGACGCTATCGACGGCACAGCAGAAGTTCGGCCCCAGTTCGCTGTTGCTTCCTGGCGGTGCTTTTATAAGCACGAGCAACGATATCTTCGCTGCGCTCCTTCAGGATTGGACCTATGAGGCTTTTGTCTACGCCATCAGCATTGGGGGATCACAGGTTATCTTCGGTTCACAAGGTGCCGGATTTTCGGGAGTGCTTTTATTTCTAAACGGCGGCGTGATCACTTTGCTATGCGGCAGTGCTGACGGCGGTACCAATTGGAGTGTCGCGTTTACCTCGGGTGCAACTCTGTCAACGGGCACCTGGTATCACGTGGCAGGTGTCAGGCACGGAAATAATTTCAACACCTACTTGAACGGTGTTTCACAAGGATCCGCTACGTATAGCGGTTCAATTATCAAAGGCATGACGGGCCAGGCGATCGGAGCGGCTAATGCTGGCGGCACTAGCAGCTGGAACGGATACGTTGACGAAGCACGCATTTCCATGGGAGTCGCGCGCTACACAGCGAATTTCACCCCGCCTGCGGCGCCCTTCACCTATTAAAACGATGCCATGCCATTCGATCCGGGCTACGCCGGTACCGCCGTTACCGAAGGCGCCGGCATTGCGTTCATCACCCCGGACGGCCTGTGCCTGTTTCTGAAGCGCTCGAGCCGCGGCGACCACGCGGGCGAATGGTGCCTGCCAGGTGGCACCGCGAAGGATGATGAAACCCCGCTCGAGACGGCCCGGCGCGAGGCGATCGAGGAAATCGGTGACATTCCGGAAGGAAAGCTTCGCGAGCTGGCGCACCTGACACTGGACGGCGTCGAATTCGTCACCTTCGTGCAGCGCGTCAAAGATGACCTCTTCGCTCCGGAATTGAACTACGAACACACGGATCACATTTGGGCGCAGATCGACGATCCGCCCGAACCGCTGCACCCTGGCGTAGAACGCATCCTGCCGATGCTTGCCGCGGCGCGCATGGGAATGGACGCTGAGTGGGACGAGTCCAAGCACCCGCGCGACGAGGGTGGACGGTTCGGTGAGGGCGGTGGCGCTGCGCCATTCAACCGGGAAGCCAATCGGGCTAAACAAAAGGATCTACTGCGGCAATCCAATGCGCTGCGGGCGAGCAACCCACAGGAAAGTCGCCGTCTGTATGAACAGGCCAACGCGCTCCAGGAAGAAGACCTAGCCAACGAAAAGAAGGAAAAAACGGCCGCGAAACGTGCCGCAACCGTGCAGGCGAAAAAGAGCGCTGCACAAGCTGAGCACATCGACGAGCACGGCTTCACGCGCGCCGCGGGCCTGAGCCCTGAGCACCGCGCGATCGAGCAGGGCTTCTACGACGCGATCCGCCACAACCCGAAGGCGCTGATCGGTACCTATCGCAAGCGCTTCGGCAACGTGATCGATCCGGACAAGGTGAAACTCCTGTCCCGATCGTTCGTCGGCGATCGCAAGCTCGCGCCGGTGGTTCATGAGCCCTCTTCGCTGCTGTCGAAGATGATCTTCACGGCGGCACTGAAGGACAAGGCCGCGCGCGGCGATAAGAGCCCGACCTTGTTCACGGCCGGCGGCAGCGGGTCGGGCAAGTCCGAAGCGATGGACGTCGCGATCCAGGCGCTAGGGCTGCCTGACGATGGCTTGACCTTCGATTCGACGCTGTCGAACACGAAGTCCGCGATCAAGAAAATCGACGAGGCGCTGAACACGGCCCCGGGCCCGGTCAGCATCGTTTACACGAACTCGCCCATCGAGAAGGCTTTCGCGTTCAACGCGATCCGCAAGCGGGCCGTACAAGGCGCAACGCTCGAGCACGCGCATCTGGGCGCCTCGAAAACGGTGCGCGAACTGGCGCAGCACTATGCGGGCAATCCCAGAGTCAAGATCAATATCCTGAACAATCAGGGCCACCTGGGCGATATCCACGTCGGATCGATCGATGATGTTCCGAGGTATGATCCAGAGGTCATCAAGTCGTCTCTGAAACTCGTTGCCAAAAAGCTGCTCGACGATGGCCGAATCAAGCAAGACCGATACGAATATCTCACTGGATCCGGCCAAGGTGGCGGAAGCCGTGAAGAAGTTCGCGGCCAAACATCAGGGCAAGACCTTGGTGGATCTGGCGAACGAAGCGGACGACCAGGCGGACCAGGAAGCGCAAGCCTTCCTGAAGGATCATCCGGACGAGACAGTTCCGTAGACGATAGCGGGCGCCCTGCCCGCTTGGCTGGCGATGAGCTGGCCGAAGATCCCGAACTGGCATTCGATCGCGCCACCGGCGAACGGCTGGCGTTCGATCGCGCGAGCGTGCGCAGCTACGACCAGGACGGCCGGCTGCACATCGAGGTCGCCAACATCAGCAAGGCGACCGTCAACCCGTACTACGGTTTCGAGATTCCGGACGCCGAAGAACTCGGGCTCGAACCACGCAAGGTCTATTACCTGCTGCGCGATCCGCAGGAATTGGCCAAGGCGGTTCCGACCTTCAACAACATTCCGCTCCTGTCCGATCACCGGCCCACCACCGCTGATGACCTGGACAAGGAACTGGTGATCGGGTCGACCGGAACGGATGCAGCCTTCAATGCGCCGTACCTCACCAATTCGCTCGTGTTCTGGGACGGGGACGCGTGCGACCAGATCGAAACGAATCAGACGCGTGAACTGTCGGCTTCGTACCGGTACGTGGCCGATATGACGCCGGGCGTATTCGAGGGGCGCCGTTACGACGGCGTGATGCGTGAAATCCGAGGCAACCATGTCGCACTGGTGCGGGACGGTCGCGCGGGATCCGACGTAATCGTGGGAGATAGCCAACCAAAGGAGTCAGGTCAGATGGGAACCACCCAGCAAGTGCTGTCACGGAAGGCCATGCTGGCGAAGGGAGCCTTGCTCGCGGTCCTTCCGCCACTGCTGGCAAAAGACGCGCGCCCCGCGTTCGCAAAGGATCTGAACAAGATCCTGATCGGGTGCGCCTCGGATAACTGGAAGACGAAAAAGCCCGAAATCATCGCCGCCGTTCGCAAGCTGAAACTGCCGGCGACTGTCCTGGCCAAGGATGCGAGCGTTGCATCCCTGACGCAATTGCTTGACGGGCTCGAGGGCGAAGCCGGGGGCGAGCCGCCAGCTGGCGAGCCGGCGCCCGGCGGCGCCGAACCGCTGGATTCCGATTATGGTGCAGCCGGTGATGCCCCGCCGGCCGAAGGCGAACCGCCAGCCGCGCCGGCCGCCGCAGCACCGGCGGCACCGGGCGCCAAGCCGGGGGAAGCCGATCCGGTGAACGAAATCCTGGAGGCTTTAAAGCCCCACCTGAAGCCTGAGCATCACGCTTGGCTGGGCGAAAAGCTCAAGGCGCTGCGCCCCGCCGGCCCGCATGCCGAAATTGCGCCAGCGGGCTCGCCCACTCCGGCAGAAACGAAGCCGGCCCAGGATGAACCGCCTGGCGGCGAAGGTCAGCCCAAACCCCCAGCAACCTCACCCGGCAAGGACCCCCTCAAGGACAAGGACGCAGCCATGACCCAAGCAGTCAGCAAGGCCGCCATGGACGCGGCGATCGCCGAGGCGACCAAGAACACGCGCAAGGAAACCATGGCGCAGATGCGCGCCCTGGCCGACGCCGAGGCCTTCGTGCAGCCGTGGGTCGGCAAGCTCACCCTCGCCTGCGATACGGCTGAGGGCGTCTTCAAGGCGGCGCTCGAAGCCTTGGAAATCGACTTAACCGACGTGCACCCGACCGCCTACAAGCACATTCTGGCCGCGCAGCCCAAGCGCCGGCCCGACGGTGAGCCGCCCCCGCGCATGGCGGCGGACTCCGCGGCGACGGTCGACAGCGTGATTGCCAGTCTGTCGCCAGCCGCGGCAGGCCTGCGCGTCGTGTAAGCGCCGGTTCCCTCTTACCCATTTCGGAGCCATCACATGTTCCCTGGACAAGTAAACACCGTACCCGGCGTAGGCGTGGCCGGCGACTTCGCAAGCACGAATATCCGCGCATCGGTGATCAACGGGCCGGGCGCGTTCGTGGCGGCCGCGGCCGGCATTGTCATCGGTGCCTTTGGCTGGGCCGATGCGAGCAACAGGTTCGTGAGCAACGCCGGGATCGGCGCGCCCACCGGCTTTGCCGGTCGGCACCCGGGCGCGGCCCTTATCACGCAATTCCTGGCCGACAACACCCAGATCATCCCGCAAGGCCTGGGCGTGACCCTGTACAGCGAGGGCGAATTCTGGGTACTGAACAGCGGCTCGAGCGCGTCGGCCATCAACAACAAGGCCTACGCGAATAACAGCACGGGCTTGGTGACGTTCGCCGCCACCGGCACCCCGCCGGCTGGCGCAACCAGCACGGCCTCGTCGATCGCGCTGAACAACACGACCGCTGGCCACCTGGACTTGCTGGCCGCCACCGGCTACGTCGTGCCGTACACCGGCGCGGGCGGCGGGGGCTTGCTGAATGTCACTGTCACGGGCGGTTCGATCGGGCCGGGAATGGTGCTGTCTGGCACCAACCTGGATCCGGCCACGACCGTCGTGAAACAGCTCACCGGCTCCACGGGATCGACCGGAACCTACCAGGTCAACATTTCGCAGACCGTGGGTTCGTCCGGCACGCCGATCACGCTTACGGCGCCGAACTGGTCGACCCTGACCATCGCGACCACTATCACGGGCGCCTTCCTTCCGGGGCAAACCCTGACCGGTACCGGCGTTGCCGCGGGCTCCACGATCTACCAACAGCTCACGGGAGCCACGCCCTCGACCAACGGGGCGACCTTCTCGGTCTTTTCTGCGATTGCCCAGACGGCGGCCACGTCGACCTCGATCACGGCTTCCGGCGGAACACTGACGGTCGGGGGCACGCTTACCGGCACCTTCGCGGTCGGGGATCTGCTGACCGGCTCGGGCGTGAACGCGGGCACGTCCATCATCGCGCTGGGCACGGGCACGGGCGGGGCGGGCACGTATTACCTGAACCAGGGCCAAACCCTGTCCTCGCAGGCGATCAACGCCAACTCCGGCACCGAAACCAAGTGGTACGCGCTGTCGGTCGGTCAACCCGGCGAACTCGTCAAGATGAGCAGCTGGCCGCTCGGCTGATCGCCAAACCCTACCCCACCGAGAAGGATCACTGAAAATGGACAGAATGCCCGACAGACTCGCATACGACCTGTCGTTGCGCGAGCAGCGCGCGGTGCTCGATTTTTACCGCGAAACCTATGGCATCGCTTTTGACGGCGCTCAGGTGTTCGTCAAGCCTTCCTGGAAGCGCGACTTCAAGGGAGCCTACGACGCGCAGCCGCAGCTTGTTACCACCCCGCAGTCCGGCATTCCGGCCTTCCTGGTCACGTTCCTGGATCCGGAAGTGCTGCGGATCCTGACCGCGAAGAACGCCGCGGCTGAAATCTTCGGCGAAGTCCGCAAGGGCTCATTCGTCGACGTGACGGCCGTCTTCTCGGTCGTTGAACACACGGGCGAGGTCTCGACCTACGGGGACTTTTCGCAGGCGGGCAAGTCCGGCGCCAACACGAACTTCCCACAGCGCGAAAACTACCTATACCAGACCATCGCCGAGTACGGCGAACTGGAAATGGAGCGCATGGGCGCGGCCAAGATCGGCTGGGCCTCGGAACTGAAGCAGGCTTCGATCGTGAACCTGAACAAGTTCCAAAACCTGTCCTACTTCTTCGGCATCGCCGGCCTTCAGAACTACGGGTTGCTGAACGATCCGTCTCTTCCTGCGGCGATCGCGCCGGGACCAAAGGCGGCCGGGGGCCTGACCTGGTTCATCGGCAACAGCCCCAACGCGACGGGCCTGGAGGTCTACAACGACATCGTCGCCCTGGTCGTGCAGCTCATTGCGCAATCGGGCGGCAACATCAACGCCGAATCCGACATGGTGCTGGGCATGTCGCCGCACTCGGCGGGCGCGCTCAATTTCACGAACACGTACAACGTGAACGTGAAAACGCTGCTTGGCACCAACTACCCGAACCTGAAGGTGGTTCCGGCCATCCAGTACGGGGCCCTGACCACTCAGAACGCGCAAGGGTCGGCGGCGGGCGAAATCGTGCAGCTGATCGCTACCAAGGTCGAAGGCCAGGAAACGGGCTACTGCGCGTTCAGCGAAAAACTGCGCGCCGGCCCGATCATCCGCGACCTTTCGAGCTACAAGCAAAAGATGACGCAAGGAACGTGGGGCGCAGTCATCCGCCAGCCATTCGCCATCGCGCAGATGATTGGGGTCTGATCGCGGTTCGAAGCTGAATGCGCCGCCTACGGGCGGTTTTTTATTGACGGCGCCGAAAGCCTAGGACAGTACCGGGCAGCCCACTGGTCCAGGTGAACCGCGCCGAAGTCCCGCGCTGCCGCGGGAGAAGCCCGCGCGGGGCATGCAATGTGTCCCGCGCGGGTTGCAGTTCGAAATTTTCCCTCATTTTGAAGGAATGCACACATGGCACCCACAGCACCGGCGACCAACTCGACGGAAACCGTGACGATCGCTTGCAAACTGCCGCACGGCCTGGTTCTTCGTGTCTTCGACATGGTCGAATTCGACGAACCGGTGCTGGGGGGCGGGTTTCGCAAGAGCAAGATTTCGCAGGAACGGCCGGAACGGTTCGTGATTAACGGCTTTTCCCATCCGCAGAACCGCGCGGCCGCTCACCCGATCATCGAGGGGTTCGCGCTCACGCCAGGCGTGCCGAAGGAACTGTGGGAGAAGTGGCTGGACCAGAACCGCCGTTCCGACATGGTCAAAAACGGCCTCATCTTCGCGCAGCCAAGATCGGAAAGCGCAGAGGCCATGGCCAAGGAACGCAAAGCGACGAGGTCGGGCCTGGAGCGTTTGGACCCGAATGCGCTGCCCGGCGTGAGAATCGACGCCGAAGCCATGGCCGCGCGCCGGCCGGCTTGAAATGACCACCCCGGCCGGATCGGTCGCGTTCGACTGGTCGTTTTTCTCGACCCGTTACGCGGAACTGGCCTCGGCCGGCATAGCACTCGCGCAGCTCTACTTCAACGAAGCTTGCCTCTATTGCGATAACACGGCCGCGAGCCCGGTGAAAGATTCCAGCGTCGGCGGCCAGCGCTACCTATTCCTGCACATGATCACGGCGCACGTCGCGGCCCTGAACATGCCGGTGGCGACCGCTTCCGGCACCACTCCTTCTTCCCCGTTGGTTGGCCGGATCAGCAGCGCCACCGAGGGCAGCGTCACCGTGCAGGCTGAATTCAAGGTCCCGGAAGGCACTCCGCAGTTCTGGGCCCAGACCAAGTACGGCGTCGCGTTCTGGGTGGCCGCGCTCCCGTACCGGCAGTTCTTCTACATCGTCGGCCCGAAACGGCAGTTTGATCCGTATCCGTACAGTCGGCCCGACTACTGGCAGGGCGATCCGGTCAACCCACAGGTGCGCTGATGGGACGAGAAGTGATCAAAGTCACCGTGGATGATGAATCGAGCTTGGTCCTGGTCCAGACGGACAGCCTGTGCTGCGTTAAGCACACCGGTGGCCTGATAGCTAGCGTGATCGATCAGTCCTGCCGGCAGCTGCATTGCACCCACGGCGATCTGATCGAGGCGGTTGCAACGTCTCTCGCGGAGAACTTCCGGGTTTTCCGCGAACGCGTTGCCCGGGACCACTGACGCCATGGCGGGACAGGCGCTCGAGGGCGGGGAAAAGCTCAAGGCCTATCTGGAAAAGCTGGGTCAGCAGATCACGAAGAAGGCGACGCTTAACGTCGGATTTCTGGCCGGGGCGACGTATCCGACTGGCATGCCGGTGGCTGCGGTTGCGGCGATTCAAGAATTCGGGGCGCCTCGAGCCAGCATTCCGCCGCGCCCCTACTTCCGTACGATGGTGAAGGCCGAGAGCCCGCACTGGGGCCCGGACCTGGGGAAACTTCTGAAGGCGAACAAGTTCGATGCGTCGCGCGCGCTGGCCCTACTAGGCGAGCAGATCCGCGGCGAATTGCAGCAATCGATCGTCGACACCAACACACCGAGCCTGTCGCCGGTGACGCTGATGCTGCGCAAGATGAAATCCGACAACCAGGCCCTTGTCGTTACAGGCCGCGTGGTGGGCGAGGCGGCCGCGCGCGTAGCGGCTGGCGAGAGTGCCGGGGGCGTGTCGACGAAACCGCTGGTCGATTCCGGCCATCTGCTCGATTCGGTCGACTTCGAGGTCATTTGAAATGGCAATGCCTTGCGGGTGCATGTTCTCTGACGCTTGGCGCTGCGCCGTGCAGCGCAGTTTGTCGACCGTGGCTTGCCATTGCCGTTGTCATCGCCGCGATAGCGAGCCAGCTAGCTTTTTCGAGCGCTTCGACGCTTGGCAGCGCGGTGAGGTTCGCGGCGATCAGCTCAAGCTATTCACATGATCATCACTCCCGTAATCGGTCGTCGCGTCTACCCGAAGGAAGACGGCTGGCTGCCAAACCTCGAGCCAGGCGATTACGGGCACATTGGCGAAGGGGTGGCCAAGACTCACCCGGGAGCGGCCGGCTGGATGGGCGTGACGCCCGATGGGCACCATTGCAACCTGCGCGGGCACAAGGTCGTTGAACACGAAGACGGCACGATCACGGTGTCGCCCTCGATCCTGATCAGCATTCCGGCGCGGGCCGATCTTGGCCGGCCGAAACAGGAACTCTGGCACGGGTTTCTTGAGCGCGGCGTCTGGCGGGCCGTGTGAGGCTCGTTCCCGATCTGGAAGCGCACTTCCTGCGGTATTTGCCTCCCGGCTGGGTTGCTGAAAACGGCGAGGTCTACCAGAACGGCGGCCAGAAATGGGTCGATACGCTGGCCGAAGCGGACGGGGTCTGGTTCCTGTGCCCGAAGTGCTTTGCGTCCAATGGCGGACGTCCTGGCACGCATGCCGTGGTCTGTTGGTTCGTCGGCAAAGTACCGGATGACGCGCGGCCTGGTCCAGGCCGCTGGGTGACGCAAGGGACTGGATTAGCGGATCTGACCTTCGTGCCGTCAGAGACTCGCAGCCGTAGCGTCGCCTTGACAGGCGGCGGTTGCGGATGGCACGGTTTCGTAACGAATGGGGACGCCGCTTGAACCTGCATCAGATCGCCGCGCCCTACGTATCCAAGGTAAATCCGTGGGTGATCGGCCAGTGGCAGCAATCGACCGGGTCCCAGCAGAACGCATCGGGTAAGCGTGCTCCGAATTACGCGGCGCCGGTGTCCGTTCAGATTCAGGCGCAAGCACTGTCCTGGAAAGACCTAGCCCAGATCCAAGGCCTGAACCTGCAAGGTGTGCGCCTAGCGATGTACATCAGCGGGAACATTCAGGGCGTCAGTCGCCCGGACGTAAAGGGCGGCGACCTCATCACTCTCCCGGACGGTACGGGGTGGCTTGTGGCGATCGTGCTCGAGAACTGGTCCGAAACCGCTGGCTGGACCAAGGTCGGAGTTACCCAGCAGAACGACTAGATATGGAGAAAGGAAAATCTCCCATGATCACCGCAACCCTGATCCTGCAAGTGGCCGCGCTCGTTTTGCTGATCCTGGCTGCCGTGAACGTGGCGTCGGCGCGTGTGTCGCTGGGCTGGGCGGGCCTCGCCTGCTGGCTTCTAAGTGAGTTGGTCGGCCGTATTCATTGGAGCTAAAAATGCCACTGACCTCGAAGGGCGAGGAAATCAAGAGCGCGATGCAGGACCAGTACGGCAAGGAAAAAGGCGAACAGGTGCTCTACGCGAGCGCGAACAAAGGCACGATCAGCGGCATCGATGCCATGGACGCAGAGCAACAGCGCGACGAGCAAGGTCGGTTTGGTTCTGGCGGTGGTAGTTCGCCGCCCTCTGCGGCCATGACGTCTCTGAAAATGCAAGTCGAGCAAAAACAGAAGAGCGAAGCGCAAGCAAAAGCGCGAGCGGCTGAGCCAGCGAAGAAGGCACCCGCGTCGGATCCCATGTCCGGTGAGGCGGCCAAAAGCGGTGAAGCGCCCAAAGGTCCACCGGCTCAAAGTGATGTGGGTCAACGGCTGGCCTGGTTCAACGAAGATGAAACGATCAGCGTCGACAACGCGGCAACCGCCAAGGGTCCGGACGGCGCGCAGGACGAACCGCCCCCGCAAAAGATGCTGCCGGATCAGCAGCAACCTAACACGGTCCCCGGCAATGAGTCGCCGCAGGCGGCCACCGCAATCAGCCCGAACATGATCTGGCCTGGCCGGCACGTCTAGATTTAAATACGAATTAAATCTAGTAGATGGGCGCCCCGACCGTCAGCCTGACCGAGGAACAGACACTCGCGGCGCTGCGCAGCTTCCTGCTGGCCGTTCTACCCCCTGGCACCCCGGTGGTGGCCGGCCAGGACAACCGCGTTCCCGAACCAGAAGCGGTCAATTTCGTCGAAATGACGTTCATGTTCGCCGAACGCATCGAGACGAACACCGACACGTACACGGATGGCTATCCGAGCGCGCCCAGCACGCTGGCGATCCGCGATCCGGCCATCGTGACGGTGCAGCTCGACGTGCACGGGCCCGCCAGCGGCGACAACACTCAGGCGATCGTGACGCTCTTTCGCAGCGATTGGGGCTGCCAGCAGTTCGCGACCAGCGGCTTTGACGTTACTCCGCTGCACACCGGCGAGCCGCCGCACCAGATTCCGTATACGAATGCGGAGCAACAGGTGGAAGAGCGCTGGGTGATCGCCTGCATCCTTCAGTGCAATCCGATCGTGACGGTCCCGCAGGACTTCACGACCGGCGTGAAGATCAACGTGGTTTCAGTCGAAGCAACGTACCACTAAACGGAGTTACCCCATGGGATCTTCCATCCCGGCATCGGCACTCGTTAACATCGTTCCGGGTGTGATCGGGGCGGGCGGCAATGCTTTGCAGCTCACCGGCCTTTGCCTGACCCAGAATTCCCGCGTGCCGATCGGCACGGTAGCCTCATATCCGTCGGCCCTGGCGGTCAGCACGGCATTCGGCGGAAGCTCGAGCGAGGCGGCCGCGGCGTCTATCTACTTCGGCGGGTTCACCAATTCGACCGCCAAGCCGGGCGCGATGCTGTTTGCGCAGTATCCGTCCGTCGCGGTGCCCGCGTACTTGCGCGGAGCATCGGTCGCATCGATGACGCTCGCTCAGCTGCAAGCCCTTAGCGGATCGCTCACGGTCACGGTCGACGGCGAAGTCCAGACTGCTTCCTCGATCAGCCTGGCCGCGGCGACCAGTTTTTCGAATGCTGCGGCACTCATCGCCACCGCGTTTGCCGCCTATGACGGCGTCACGGCCAACACGACTACGATCGCCGCGGCCAGTTCCACGACCGGCACCGCTTCGATCACCGGCAACGTGATGAACGCCACCGCGGTCACGGGAACCTTGGTGGTCGGTGGCGTCATTTCCGGCACGGGCATCACTGCCGGCACCACCATCGTGTCCCAGCTCACCGGGATTGCCGGCGGGGTTGGCACCTATCAGGTATCTGTGATTCAGAACGTGGCCTCCACCGCGATTACGCAGTCGGCAGGCCTGATGACGGTGTCCGGCAGCATGGCGAGCGGCTTTCTGGCGGTGGGCCAGACCATCGTTGGCTCTGGCGTCGCGGTCGGGACCACGATCACGGCGCTGGGCAGCGGAACTGGTGCCGCGGGGACCTATTACACGTCGGGCGGCGCTCAGAGCGTATCGGCGACCACCATCAGCGCCGGCCCCCTGCTGTGCACCTACGACAGCGTGTCCGGCGCCTTTACGCTCACGGGCGGGACGCCCGGCGCGCCCGGCACGATCGGCTTTGCCACCGGCACGCTTTCGGCCTCGTTACTGCTGACAGCGGCCACCGGCGCCGTGACCTCGCAAGGCGCGGCCGCGGCCACGCCAGCGGCATTCATGAACGCGGCGGTGAACATCACCACCAACTGGGCGAGCTTTTTCACGCTCTTCGATCCGGATGGCGGCTACGGCAACACGCAAAAGGTGGCCTTTGCCAAATGGGCGGGTGGCGCGGTCGCGGTCAATAACTTCGCCTACATTTGCTGGGACACGGACGTCTCGCCCACGCTGTCAAGCAGCGCGACCAGCAGCTTGGGCTACATCCTCGAATCTACCGAAGTCTCTGGTACCTGCCCGATTTACTCGGTCGACTATACGATCGCCGCATTCGTGTGCGGCGCGATCGCATCGATCGATACGGCTCGCACCAACGGCCGCATCGCCTTCGCAAACAAGTCCAGCCCAAGCGGACTGACGCCAACCGTCACCAACCTGACCGCGTCCATCAATCTCGCGGCCAACGGTTACAACTACTACGGTGCCTGGGCCACGGCCAATCAGCAATTCATCGGGCTCGCCCCGGGAACCGTGACGGGGCCTTTCGAATGGCTCGATTCGTTTGTCGACCAGATTTGGCTGAACAATTCGTTCCAGGCCGCGCTAATGAATCTGCTCTTCAACGTCAACAGCATCCCGTACAACACGACCGGCTATGCCCTGATCCGAAACACGTGCCTTGGCACTCCGGATGCGCCGGGCCCGATCCTGGCGGGTCTTAACTTCGGCGCCTTCGCCGGGGGCGTGCCGCTGTCGTCAACCCAGGTCGCGCAAGTCAACGCGGCCGCGGGCACGCGCATCGATGATGTGCTGTCGGCCAATGGCTGGTACTTGCAGATTCTTCCAGCGACGCCCACGGCGCGCGCGAATCGAACGACTCCCCCCTGTACGTTCTGGTACAACGACGCGGGATCGATTCAGCAGATCACGCTTGCTTCGATCGAGGTGGAATAAATGGCATCCATCACTGGCGCGAATTCGGTCGTCATGCTGGCGATCGCGGCTCTTTACCCGGTGGCGCAACAGCTGCAAGGTTTCGCCGCCGATGACGTTTTTGATTCCGAGGGAATCGCTTCGGCCGAAATCCTCACGGGCGTGGACGGCAACATGTCGGCCGGCTGGGTTTACGTGCCGATCAAACAGGGCTACACGCTTCAGGCCGATAGTGCCAGCAACGCGCTCTTCGAAGCGTGGTACCAGGCGCAGCAGGCCATTCAGGAGCTTTACTTCGCGAGCGCGACCATCCATTTACCGGCCACGTCGCGCTCCTATGTGATGACCAAGGGGGTTCTGACCTTGCACAAGCCGACACCGGACGTGAAAAAGGTCCTCCAGCCTCGCAAGTACGAAATCACCTGGTCGAAGATTTTCGCCGGTCCGCTCTGATAAAGGGGGCGCAATGGCTCGAAGGGAAGCAGACGTTCTGATCGAAGAGGAAGGGCGCGACAAAGGCAAGCTCTTCCACCTAGTCGAATTGCCCGCCTCGCAGGCCGAAGACGTTGCGCTGCGCATCTTTCTGGCTCTGGCCAAGGGCGGCGTCGACATTCCACAGGAAGTGCAGGACGCTGGCTTTGCGGGCCTGGTGGAATGGTTCTTTTCTGGCGTGGGCGTGTTCATGTCGCTGGGGCATGTTCCGTTTGCCGACGCCAAGGCGATCAAGGATGAAGTGTTCACCTGTTGCGTCTCATACGTGCCGGACCGGACCCAGCCCGCCATCCGGCGCGGCGCGGGCGGCATTGCTCCATTGGTGGAAAGTGACATCGAAGAAGTGATGACGCGGGCTCAGCTCTACAAGAAAATCATCTGGCTGGAAACCGGTTTTTTTTCGGACGCCGTCCCCTCGAACTCGGCCACGGCCCCAGGTCCGACGGCAAATCGTACGCTTCGTACCAGAACGTCCCCCGGGCCATTGGCACAGTAATTTCGGCGCGTCTGGCCACCAAGCACGAACTGGACACCGTCCTGGGCGTGAAAGACCTGTACGACCTGGTCGAAATCATCGTGGTCGACCGGCATAACGAACAGGTCGCCTACGAACGCAAGGATTGAACTGTGCCGACTGTCATCGATTCGCTCATCGTAAAACTGGGCCTGGATCCTTCGAACTACAAGAAAGGCCAGAAGGACACCGATGAGTCCCTGAAACGCGCGCGCGAGTCGTCAGAGAAGACTCGCAAGGCGTGGGAGGGCGACGCCAAGCGGGCCGCCGCCGCGTTTCGCTCCTTCCGCAACGAAATCATTGCCATCGGTACGGCCTACCTGGGCCTGTCGTCGATCAAGTCGTTCACATCGAACCTGCTCCACGCTGGAGCCGCAGTCGGATATCTGGCGAAGAACGTCGGCGTGTCGACGGAAACGCTGTCGGCCTGGGAAGGCGCGGCGAACAAGATGGGCGCGACGGCTGGCGACGTTGACCAGGCGTTTCGAACCATGGCGCAGCAGATCGCCGATATTACGGTCGGCAAGGTGCCGGCCGACATGGAAAACTTGTCGAAGGCGTTCGCGCTGGCTGGCGAAGACCTCGGCAAGTTTCTCGTGGAAAAGAACCCGACGGAACGACTGCTGAAGTTAGCCGACGTGGTCAAGAAAATCGGCCCGGTTATGGCTCAGGGCTTACTCGGCGGGATGGTCGGACCTGGCTTCATCACGATGGCCGAACAAGGGCGTGCCGCGCTGGAAGCCCGCGTGGCAGAGCAAAGGAAGCTCTTCGTTTTCAGCGACGCCGAAGCCAAGCATCAGCAGGAAATGCTGATCCTGTGGAACAAGTTCATCGACCGGATCCGGACGGCGGGCGCCTCGATCGTTACGCAGCTGGAGGGTCCGATCCTGCGGGTGATGACGGAACTGGAAACCTGGCTGATCGCGGGCGGAGGCTTTAACAAGCTGGTCGATGGCGCCAAGCGCTTCGCGGCATGGATCGATGGCATCGACTGGGCCAAAGTCGAAAACACGCTAGAAGGTATCGGTCAGATCGTCGAACGCATTGTCGGACTGCTAGGCAATGTAAAAGAAGTCGGCGGCGAGCTGGCTGGAGCTTCCATCGGCGCGCGCGTCGGAACCCCATTCGGCATCCCGGGCCGAATCGGCGGTGCTTTGCTCGGTGGACTACTAGGGCGCGAAGTAGTCGACTTCAAGAAACAAGTGCTCGAAAGCGACTGGTACAAGGATTTCGCGAAACGCCATAAAAACTTCGCCGGCAGTCCGTTTCAGCAGTTCATCGAGGGCGCGCCAGCTGCCGCCAGTGCAAATCCGGCCGTGCAGCCCTCTGCTGCGGCTGCGAGCGCGCAGCCGGCCGCGGCAGCGGGCGGGACCGTGAACTTCAACGCTCCCATCATCGTGAACACACAGGCGACCGACGCGTCCGGCGTGGCTCGAGGTCTGAAGACCGAGGTCACCAAGCAGTTCAGCACAACGACGCAGGCTAACGGGGGCGCCCGATGAGCATAGCGGGCCTTCCCCCGCTGGTCGCGGCGCCAGCCGGGCTTAGCAACCTCCTGAACACCACCGTCCTGCTTCAGGCCGACGCGGTGAGCCTATTCGGCGCCTTGCAGGCCCCGTGGGGCATTTACCTTAACAACGAGCCGATCGCCCTAGCCGATTCGGTGGTGAGCCTGCGGTACCGCCAGGACTGGCGCATTGCGGACTACCCGCTCGAGCAAGGGGCGTTTGAGTCCTACAACAAAGTTGAAATGCCCTTCGATGTCATGGTGAAGCTGTCCAAGGGCGGCTCCCAGGCGGACCGATACGCCTTCCTGGCAGCCATCGATGCGGCCGCGCAGTCGTTGGCGCTGTACGACGTCCTGACACCTGAGCGGATCTTTTCGAGCGTGAACATCGCGCACGTCGAGTACGAACGCACCGCCGATCACGGCAAGACGCTGATCACGGTGGAAATTGGCCTCATCGAAATCCGGTCAACGGCAACCCTGGCCTTCGCGGACACCAAAGCGCCCAGCGGTGCTGATCCACAAACCGTGGGGCTGGTGCAGCCTGGTACCAGCGTGCCAGTTCCAGCCGGGCTCCAGTAAAGCCGATGCAGATCGTTCCGGTGGTCGATGCGTTTTCGCAAAGCCTGGACGTCATCCTGGGTGGCCAGTCGTGCACGCTGAACATCTATCAGAAGTCCACCCGTAATCCGGCCATCGGCGCACAGCAAAGTCCATCCGCCAGCGGCGTCGCCTTGGGGCCCGCCGGCTCCGGCATATCTATCCAAGGCAACCTCGCGATCATGACGTCGGCTCCGACAACGTCTGGGCTGCCTCCAGGATCCGGATTGCGCGACGTGTTCGAGGTCGCCGTGTCGACCCCGACCTTTGCGACTTCCGGCACGCAAACCAACGCTGGCGCTCTCTGGCCAATCGTGACCGGTATCGATCCGACCGGGATACACATCACCGATGGGTGTAACTACGGGACCACATTCCCGCAGCTCAGAGGTGACGGCAACTCATACACCTACGACATCGCGACCGGTTCATATCACGGATCCGTGGCCGACTCTACCGTTCAGGCTGCGTGGGGATCGCGCAGTCAAAGCAGCGTCGGCCCCGTCGGTTCCGGCTTCGGGATCAGTAGAGCCGGCTACGGGGCGTTCGGGACTAGAGAGGGCAATAGCGTCTGTTTTGCGCCCGGCGTGTCCGCTGCTGCTTCCGTGGGTGGAGGAACACTCGCACTGTTGCATCTGGACGGCCCAAATGGATCCAGCACATTCACGGACGCGGCCGGCAATTCATGGTCGGCCGTAAATGGCGCGACGTTAACGACGTCGCACTTCAAATTTGGAACGGCTTCGCTTGCGAGCACCACCAACCAACACATTACGACTCCGGATAATCCGACCTGGGAATTTACCGGCGATTTCACGCTTGAGTGCTTTGTCTACTTCAATGCGCTCTCTTCGGGCGGCATCAACACTTCGTTTTTAGGCCAGACCGGAACGGTAGGCGGCTCTTCCTGGTTGCTATTCCAAGATGATCTAAATGATCACATTCATTTCTACGCCAGCAACAGCCACGGCTCGTACGGATTCAACGTAACTGGCCCGCTTTTGTCCACCGGACAGTGGTATCACTGTGCGCTCGTTCGCAGCTCCGGGACTGTTACCGCATATTTGAACGGGACGTCCTTTGGCAGCGCGACGCTCACCGGCACCATTTCTACGAACGGTCAGCCTATTGGGATAGGCGGGGATATCGCTAACATCGGCGAAATCTTCAACGGCTATATCGACGAGGTGCGGATCAGCAATATCGCCCTCTACACGGCCAATTTCACGCCCCCAACAGCGCCCTTCCCATTCTCGAATGTGACCGCGCTATTGCACTTCGACGGGGCTAATGGTTCAACCACAATGGTTGATGAATATCCCGGCACTTGGGTGCGTGACAACACGGCTCATCTGTCGACCGCGTGGGCCCAGTTCGGGCCATCGTCGTTACTTTTAAACGGCACCACCGATTGCATCACGACAACGGACGATCTTTACAAGCCTGGCTCCGCAGATTTCACCTTCGAATGCTGGGGTAACGCGACGGACGTGACCGGATCGCGTGTTTTATTCGGGAGTCAAATCTTCGGCAGCCCGAACAACGGTATCGCGTTTTTCCTGAACATGGGTCAGCTCACGATGACGTGCGCAAACTCAACGTTCACCGGATTTATGGTAGCGATGACCGCTGGCGCGTTTGTCACTGCCAATGTTCCGCATCATTACGCCTTCGTCCGCCACGGCAACCAGTTCGATGCATATTTGGACGGCGTCAGCCAATGGACGGTGACTGCGAGCGGTTCGATCGGATCCACGCAATCAGGACTAGCGATAGGCGCGGCATTCCCAGCGCTAGGCGGCGGCAGTGTGTGGGCCGGCTATATCGACGAAGTGCGAATCTCGATGGGCGTGGCGCAGTACACGGGCAACTTCACGCCGCCAACCTCACCGTTTACGACACCGGCAGCGGCCTACTCGAGCGATCCAGGCGGCGGCTACGTGGTCGTGACGTCAGGATACGCGACAGGAACGGCGGCCTACCAGTTCGATTGCTTACCCTGTCTGGCCGGCAACGCGAACGTTCCCTCTCAGATGTATGTGCAGGGAATTTATCCATGCGCAGACGGTGCGCATATCGTGATTCTGACGGCCAACGCGAGCGACGCGTCACCGCTGGAGTGGAACGTCGTCAATGTGACGGGAGGTTCGGCCTCTCTGGTAGCGTACGGCAGCATTTCCGGCACGTATTTCCCTTCTATTGCCGCACTGAGCGGCGACTTCAGCGATTCGTCGCCGAATAACACAACGCAGTTCAAAGGCTGCCTGGACGGCGATCTTCAAACGCTCTGGTTGTGGGAAGGTGGAAGTTCGGCCAACGGCCTATCGATATTGCAGTTAAGCGGCGGCACCACGGCGTTGCTGTACTCGACCGCGAGCGTGTTTTCCAATTCCGCGCTCGCTGGTCCTGGCGCGATGCTGGCGGCCAATGGATATGGTGCGTTCATTCGTTCGAACACACTGGCTTTGTGGACCATTCTGCCAGCGACCTCCGCGATGGTCATCGTGCAGACCGCCAGGACGTATGTCGGCGTCGCAACCGGCAGCTATTACTGGGAAGTGATCCCGACCTTCATCAATCCGACGGGCATTTACCGGATCGGGATCGCCACGGCCACGTTCCCGCTCTCCGGCCCGGTGGGAATCGGCAGCGACACATCGGCTTCCTCGGTCGGATGGTCGTATTTGGGCGGGATCTTCTACAACGGTACGCAGATCGTGGCCGACGGCACGTACCCATTCAACATGGGCGACGTGCTCGGGTTCGCCTTCAATGCTTCGACCGGCACGCTGTCGATGTACCGCAACGGCGTGTTCGTTTTCACGCTGAGCGGCATCGCATCGAACACGTGGTTTCCGGCCATGAGCGTGAGCGCGATCGGCAGCGCCACGGTCTTCAACCTGGGAGCCAACACCTTCACGTATTCCCCGCCGGCTGCTTACGCTTCATTGTTTGTCGACACGATCAGCAGCACCGACGGACCTGATGCGCTCTATCTGGACCTTTTCGTGAACGACGTGCCCTTGGCGACCGGCGTCGCGTGCCAGAACTTGAACCGCTTGGTGCGGCTGGACTACCTGGGATTCATCGGCGATCTGATCTGGCAGGACACGCACGGCACCAACGACCCGACCAGCCCCGGGCTCGGTACGCGATACCAGCTCTGCTACATCGAAAGTACCGATCCTGTGCCGGCGTTGCCCTGATGACCTACGTTCGCCGCGCGATCGATCTGACCTTCAGGCTGGGCAAAGGCACCTTCGGCCAGAGTAGCTTCGACCAGGTGACCGTCTCAGGCCTGCGCGTTCAGGTCAGCATCCAGAATGCGGGCGGCCCTTCCATGGGCCAGGCCACGGTGAGGGTGCATGGCCTGACGCGCTCGATGATGAACGAACTGGCCCAAGTCATCCGGCTGGCCAACGGGTCCGTGACGATGCGCTTTAACCAGATCATCATCGCAGCGGGTGATTACGGCACCAACCTCACAAAAATCTTCCAAGGGCAGATCACCCTCGCCCCGATCCAGATGGCCGGCGCCCCGGACGCCGTTCTGGAACTGGCCGCGTATGCCGGCGCCTTCGAGCAAGTGCAGATGATCCCGCCTAGCAGTTATTCGGTGCCGGTCGACGCGGCGCAGGTGTTGGCGAACCTCGCCGCTCAGGCGAGCCCGCCCTATGCCTTCGAAAACAATGGCGCCTCGGCCATTCTGGACGCACCGTATTTCAGCGGCTCATTGCGCGAACAGATGTACGCGTGCGTCCAGCAGGCGCACTTCGAGTGGAACAGCCTGGATGATGGGGTGCTGGCGATATGGCCGAAGGGCGGTTTTCGTTCTGGCAGCGCCGATATTCCGCAGATCGTTGTCACGGCTCCTGCCTTGGCCCCGCTCATTTCCCCGGCGACCGGCATGCGCGGGTATCCGACGAACTGGAATCTGGGCGTGGCGATTACCACGCTTTTCAATCCCAAGCTGCGCATCGGCAAGCTCTGCCAGGTGCAAAGCAGTCTGCCGTTTGCGAACGGGACCTTTGTGATGTTCGATATCTCGCACGAAATCGAAAGCGAAATGCCGGAAGGCCAGTGGTCGACCTCGTTCCATGGCGTTCCCACGTCCAGTGACCTGTATCCGGCACCATGATCAACGCAGGCGAAGGCTATTCGGGCCTTCAGAGCCCGACTGATTTCCTGAACGAATTCAACGCCCAGAATTTCCTGATCTGGTCGATCCTGTCGCGCATCGCTACCGCGACACTGGTCCAGGTGCAAGAGGTCACGACCACCGGGGGAGTGGCGCCGGTCGGTTTCGTCAACATCCTGCCTCTGGTCAACCAGATGGACGGCTCAGGTAACACGACGCCGCACGGGATCATTTTCAATTGCCCGTACCTGCGGATGCAGGGGGGCGCGAACGCGATCATCCTGGATCCGCAGGTGGGCGACATCGGGATCGCAGTCTTCGCCAGCCGTGACCTGTCCAGCGTGATCGCGAGCAAGGCCCAGGCCCCACCGGGCAGCCGGCGCCGGTATGACATGGCCGATGGCCTATACCTTGGCGGAGTGCTCAATGGCGTGCCGACGCAGTTCGTAGAATTTTCCGCGACCGGCATCCGGATCAGTTCGCCGCAGCAAGTAAAACTTGACGCGCCGGACGTGTTGCTTCAATCGGGCAGCACGCTGGAAATTGATGCCGCGACGCTCTCGTTTACGGCGCCCACGGTGAACCTTACCGCCTCGAGCGGACTCACCCTCACGACGCCCTTGCTCACGATCAACGGCAACATCGCGAGCACCGGCACGATCACCAACAACGGGCTCCCTGTCGATAGCACGCACGTGCACACGGGAGTCACCACCGGCAGTGGCAACACAGGGACACCGCTCTGATGAGTACGACGCTTTACCTGGATCCGTCCGCGTGGGACCTGGTCGTGGACGTGAACGGAAATCTCGCCGTCGCGACCGATCCCTATGGCTTGGCGCAGGATGCGGCGAGCGCGCTGCGCACCTTCCTGGGCGACATCTACTACAACCAGGCGCAGGGCATCGACTACTTCGGCCTGTTGCTGGGAACGCCGGTGTCGCTCACGCTTTTGAAGTCGACGCTGGCAAGCGAGGCGCTGAAAGTTCCGGGAGTGGTGTCGGCACGGGTTTTCATCTCCGCCTTCGATCCTATCGTTCGACAGGTGAACGGCCAGGTCCAGATTACAGACGCAACCGGCACGATCGCCGCGGCGAGCTTCTAAATGCCCACCAACGTCCCAGCGCTCGCCTTCACGTCGACCGGATTCGTAGCACCGGCCGAATCGGCCATTTTGGCGGGCGTACAGCAGGATCAGATGGCCGCCTTGGGCGCCGGCCTCACCACGGGTCTTTCCACGCCGCAGGGACAACTGGCGCAGAGCCAGACGGCGATTATCGGCAACTCTAACAACCAGCAGATCGCCCTTTTCAACGGCGTCGACCCCGCTTTTGCCAGCGGGCGGATGCAGGATGCGATCGGACGCATCTGGTACCTGAAGCGCCGGCCGGCGCAACCGACGGTCGTCAGTGCCACGTGCTACGGCCGTACGAATGCCATCATTCCGGTGAACGCCCAGGCGGTCGACCAGGCCGGCAACATCTACTACTGCGCAACCAGCGGCACGATCCCGGTGGGCGGCTCGATCGTGCTGCCGTTCGCGTGCGCCATCGTAGGACCGACGGCCTGCCCGATCGGGTTCCTGAATCGCATCTACAAGGCGATCCCGGGCTGGGATTCGATCAACAACCTGGTGGCCGGCGTCGCCGGGACCCTCGTCGAATCCCGCTACGCCTTCGAAGAGCGCCGGCAGCAGTCGGTGGCCAACAATGCCCAAGGATCCACCCAGGCGATACAGGCCGCCGTCCTGGGGCTGCCGGGCGTGCTGGATGCCTACACCATCGACAATCCGACCAGTTCGCCTGCATCCATCGGCGGGGTGACGATCGGGGCCAATGCGGTTTATTGCGCGGCCTACGGGGGCTCGAGCGCGGCGATCGCCAAGGCGATATGGACCAAGAAAAGCCCGGGCGCTCCGACCACCGGCAACACGGCCGTTATCGTCTATGACGACGGTTCCGGCTACCAGGCGCCCCTTCCCTCCTACACGATCAATTTCCAGATCCCGACGCCCACGCCGGTCCTGTTCGCTGTGTCGATGCAGAACAACACCGGCGTTCCGCCCAACGCGACGGTGCTGATCCAGAGTGCCGTGATGTCCTCGTTTGCGGGAGCCGACGGCGGCCCGCGCGCGCGCATCGGGGCCTGGATACTGGCCAGCCGCTTCTACCAGAACATCGCGGCGCTCGGACCTTGGGCCGTCGTGTATTCGGTGCAGATCGGCACGTCGGTGGCCAATCAGACCGCGATCCTGATGCAGATCAACCAGGTCCCGACCATCACGGCCACCAACATCGCCGTGACCTACACATGATCATTCCGGACGAGGACACCGGGGGCCAGTTTCAGTTCTACGTGACCCCTGGCCCGACGCTGCTGGGGGTGGGCGACGGGGGCACCAATCAGTTTTTAATCGGCGCGGTGGGCCAGGAAATGGTATCGGCCAACCTCTTTGGCCTGTGGCGCAACGACTGGCAGGGCAACCAGGCGCTTTACGCCACGCCGCGCACGAACAACTTGCTGCAATCGCAGGCCTTCGGCCAAACGCCGTGGGCCACTCTCGGAAGCGTCACGCTTGGCGCGACCGCCGGCACGGCGCCGGACGGTTCGAACACGGCCACGCTTGTCACCCAAACGGCCAACGCCAGTTCGGTCTACCAGGATGTGGCCTCGATCGGCACCCAGGCCTGGACAGCGTCCGCGTACGTGAAGGGTGCAACCAGCACCGACATATCGCTCACGATCTTCTGGTTCACGGGCGGAACTACGCAGTCAGTGAACGTGGCGATGAACCCTGCAACGGGGGGCCTGGTTGCCACCGGTTCGAACATCGCGACGCTCACCAACTATTCGATCACGGCACTTCCGAACGGCTGGTATCGCATCTCGATTTCAGGTGTGGGCACCGATCCGAATAACACCAAGGTGCGCTTCCAAATCTACGACTTCACCGGCGCGAACGGCAGTTACTACCTGTGGGGCGCCCAACTCGAGGTTGGCAATAGGGCCACTTCCTACCTCGTCACGATCCTCACCACGATCACGCTGACTGACTACGTGTTCGATGCCCTTACGGGCCTCATCAAGTTCACTGTCACGCCGCTGCCCAATTCGCAGCTCACCTGGGTTGGCAATTTCATCTTTGAACTCGGCGAGCTACCGGCCTGGAAAGCCAGCATCGCAAGCCAGTACGCCAACAGCCCTGCATTGCTGGCTCTGATCCAGTCGTTCGAAGAATGCGTTGACCCGGCGGCCAACATCGAGGCCTTTTTCAACCTGATCTGGAATATCGACACGGCGCAGGGCTACGGGCTGGACGTGTGGGGCCGCATCGTCGGGGTGACTCGCATCCTGAACATTCCGACCACGACCGCGAAGTATTTCGGATTCCAGGAAGCCAGCGGCGCGCATATCGAGGGCTTCAACAATGCGGTGTTCTTCAATGTGAACGTCGCCTCGAACTTCGCCATTTCCGATGCGATCTTCCGCACGCTGATTCTGGTCAAGGCCCTGATGAACATTTCGCGCACGGCGACGCCGACGTACAACAAGGCGCTGATGACGCTTTTTCCTGGGATCGGCAACTGCTACGTGATCGAAACAGGCCCAATGACGGCCCAGCTCACCTTTCCGGCGCCGCTCTCCGTTGTGCAGAAGGCGATCCTGCAACAAACGGGCGTGTTCTCGCCGCCCACCGGCGTGACATTCACGATTGCCCCATAGGGACGCCAACCGATGCTTGCCAGTCAGATTCCGACCTATTTTCCAGAGCCATTCGCGATCAACGCCGGAGCCGGGTACACGCGCCCGATCCCGAAGAATTCGCAAATCGGCCTCATCAACGGGGCCGCGAGCCTGAACGATGGTTTCCCGCCGTTGTGCTTTCAGCCGATCGAGAGCGGCGGCTTTGCACCGTTCGGTCAGGATTTCAACGGGTTGCTCGAGCAGATCACGGCCGGCTTGCAGTGGCTTCAGGCCGGGGGCCTCGCGCAGTACAACTCGACGCTTCAGACCGCGATCGGCGGCTACCCGAACGGCGCCGTGCTGATCAAGGCTTCCGGCAACGGGTTTTGGATTTCGACGGCCGACAACAACGTAACCGATCCGGACACGGGGGGCGCCGGCTGGAACGACCTACTGGCCATTTACGTAAAGAACGACGGCCACACCTACGGCATCAGCATCACCGGCAATGCAGCCACGGCCACCACGGCTAACACGGCGACCTCGGCGCTGACCGCGGGCTCAGCAACCACGGCCACCACGGCCACGACGGCCGCCAGCGCGACGGTTGCCGGCAGCGCAAGCAACTCGTCGACCCAGGCGGTTGGCACCAACAACACCACGATTGCCACGACGGCCTTCGTCAATCAGAACGCGTTCGGTACAGGCGGCCAGACCTGGGGGGACCAGACCGGCGCGCGCTCGGTGGGAGTGGCATACACGAATTCGACGGGACGGCCGATCTACGTATCGGTGACCACGCGGAATACGGGTCCAGGTAACGGCGGCTCGATTTCTGCTCTGGTAAATGGCGTCACCATTTCGCAGGCCAGCAATTTCAACTTGAACTACCAGAACCACGTTTCTTTCATCGTGCCCCCTGGCGGCGTCTACCAGGTGAACAACATAGGAACCACAGCGCAAGCGTTGAATCTGTGGGCCGAATGCAGGTAAAAAGGACACCGTGATGCGCCACTTCCAAAATCCTGCCAATGGTCAGATTCACGGCTACGACGTCGACGGATCGCAGGACGATCTGATCGGCAAAGCCATCGATGCGCATTGGGAAGAAGTCCATGACGTTACCCAAGCGGCTGCGCCCGCGGGTGCGCCGCAGCTTCCCGGCGCCCACGACAGGATTCTCGAACTGGAAGCGAGCGTGACGCCGCGCCGGCTGCGCGAAGCGATCCTGACGGAACGAGGCCGCGACTGGCTGGTCAATATCTACGATCAGATCGAGGCTCTGAGAAAGCAGCTGTCATAAGTGAAGAAACGGAACAAAAACGCGCCTGTCTTCCGAATCGGCAACGCCCTGGTCGCTGTCGATCACTACACGTCGACTGAAACGCCAGGGCCTTTTTACATCTTCACCGTCACTAGGGATGAGGACGGCATCACATTCCAGTACCGCTTCAATCCGAAGGCCGTACCAACTGGTTTAGACGGAGAAGTGCTGGCCCGTTACCTGCTCGAGCATGCCGCGGATGCCAAATTCATGCGTTACTGGAAAGAAGAATAGCTGACCTCGGCAACAGCACCACGGATACGGGATTAAGGATTCGAATCCAGTATCCGCAGGGTTGAAAGTGCTCTAAACGAGTCCACCCGCGTATCAAACGCGGTTCGCTCTGGATCATCGGTGCGCGCAGTGGGCCGTTTTTCGAGCGATTAAGGCCATCGGGCATAGCCAGAATGCGCCCCATGCCTGCAAACGATCCAATCTGGACCGCAAAGGTTCCGGCGGCGCCGCTTGATCCGGCCCCGCTTAAGCCGCTCGAGGCCGCAACGGCGTCGCGTGGCATCGGCGTGGTTCCGGTGCAGCCGACAATGCCGTACGCCACGCTACTCACCTTTGCCGCGGTGGTTTGCCTGCTCGGCGCCCTGGCCTGGTACATCCTTTATGTTCACGTGGCAGTCACCTAATGTTAGGCCCGCGCGCCCGGGAGTCTTTCCGGTGACGGTGCCGGTAGGCCCTTCGAACGTCCAATTGCGGCCCACGGAAGTGCGCTGGGCGCGCTGGACGGGCGAATACTGGTGCTGCTGGGGGACGACGCCAGAGCGGGCCGCTAGGGCCTCGTTTCCCGGACCGTCGGCTGGATACAGGTGGGCCAACCAATGACACCGCAGGATTTCATCAGTCAGCTAACGCCGGCCGCGCAGTCATCGGCCGCTATCACCAAGATCCCGGCCTCGTTCACGATCGCCGAAGCGGCGCTCGAATCGGGCTGGGGTGCCTCGCAGCTGGCGCGCGATGGCTTCAACCTGTTCGGTGTGAAGGCCGATCCCTCCTGGACCGGCGACGTGCTTCAGATGAACACCCGCGAATTCCTGAACGGCCAGTGGGTGATGCAGCTTGCGAACTGGCGCAAGTATGGCGACTGGCTCGGAGCTATCCAGGATCACGCAGCCTTTCTGCTCGGTAACCCGCGCTACCAGGCGGCGTTCGAAACCACGAACGGCATCGACTTTGCCAGTGCCGTTGCGGCGGCCGGCTACGCCACCGATCCTCAGTACGCCAGCAAGATCGCCTCGATCATTCGTGCGCACGGCCTGCTCGGCCTGGACAGCGTCGCGTGAACCCCGAAAGCGCCTGGTCGAAGTTCTGGCGCCACATCAGCACCGGCCCGGACAATCAGACCATCGAGCCGGCCAACGTGATGGCGATCGTGCACTGCCTTTTCACGATGATGGTGGCCAGCACTGGCACGCTGATCTGGCTGTGGAAGGCCTGCAAGGCCTCTGGCGTGCCCGATCTACAGTCCTTTGGCATCGGCCTTAGCGCGGTGGGTGCGTCGGTCGCCGCGGCGATCTGGGCCCTCGGCAAGGCGCAGGGCGCGCGCGGCGACGCGGTTTACGCGGGCCGGGGGGACGGCAAATGAACTTGCTCGACTACATCAAGATCGGCGTGCCCGCCGCGGTCGCGGTCATGCTGGGCGTGTGGCTGCTGGTTGCCAAGGGTGAGCTGGCAACGACGCAGGCGGCCCTCACAACGACGCAAGGCAAGCTCTCGACCAGCGAAGCCGATCTGGCGATCGCCAATGCGAACCTGACAACCGTTCGTGGGGCCCTCGTCGACGCCAATCAGCGCACGCTGGATGCAGCGGCCGATGGCAAGAAAGCCGACGCCGCGGCCCAGCAAGAGGTTTCGGCCGCACGGGTCGCCAATCAAACGCTCGCGGTTCGCGTGGCCGCGCTCGAGGGGCAGGCCAGGGCGAGCGCGCCGCGCCCCGCTGGGCTGGACGCATGCCAGAACGCAGACAGAATCTTGACTGAGCAGATCGATGCTGGCCCGGTTAAGTAAACTCACGGCGGGTATGTTTGCAGCCACCTTGGTGCAGGCTTGCAGCACTGCTGCCTCGCCACCACTTCAGCCCGTGATCGAGATTCAGAAGGAAGAAGTCCAGGTGCGCGTGCCGTGCCAGGTCGCTGACGTGCCGGCGGTGAAGTATCCGTTCGACGAAGCCACCAAAGACTCTCCAATCGACACGAAAGTGGAATTGCTCACTGCGGATCGGCTGGCGCGCGCCGAAACAGAGCGCGTGCTTCGCGCGGCGTTGGACGGTTGCAGGAAGTAATTCGATGCCTCCAGAAGCCGGAGAAGTCATTGCGCTGATCCTTCTCGCAGCGCTGTTGTGGACCGTGTTCACGACCAAGTCGCGCAACGGCAAGTGACCCGTCGGCACGTGCTGAATCATTGAGTTATTAGCGCGATCGCGGTATTGCAGGCTGAGCCATCATTGAATGATGGGAGCCATGCGACATTTGCGCGAGGTCGACGTCGGCGAGAGCGAACGGCCGCCTCCGCCGCCGCGCGCGCCGTGGTCAATCATGAGTCTGAGCGTGCCGCTACAGACAGCGGTCGGCGTTCTGCTATGGACGGGCGCTGCGGTTGCATATATCGATCACAGATTCGGCAAGGTCGACGTGGTCGCTGCGCAGCAGGAAAAAGATCGCGAAAAGGCCGTAAGCGACAAGGAACTGATCGCTAAGGATTTTCAATTGCGCGACCAGCGGATCGACGAGCTTAAGGGGCAAATGCAGTTAATGGAATGCAAGGTTGACGGCGGCAAGGCCTGCGGGGGCAGATGATGAATGAGCAGATGGTGGACGATGAAGCCGCGCCGAAGCGCAAGCGCATTCACCCGCTTGCGTGGGTGACGCCCTGTCTTCTCGCGGCCGCGGTGTGCGTCAGCACGGGCTCGGTGATCACTTCGCGCTACGACAAAGCGGCCGCAATCAAGCTGGCAGAACAGGTCGCAAAAGACCGGAAACAGGATCGCGAAGACGCGGGCGCGCGCGAGGCGCACTTGAATGAATTACTCCAAACCGAGAGAAAAGAAAATGAGAAAGAGGCCCAGCTTCGCCAGCGCAACCACATGGCTTTTGCTCAGCACGCTGGCCGGGTGCGCAGCGCTCTCGAAGCCGACCTGTCCCGTAGTCGAACCGACAGCGACGCCTGTACCGTCCGAATTGCTCGAATCTCCGAGGACTACGGAGACGTCGACGACCTACTCCGAGAAAGTGTCCAACTTCTCGAAGAAGGTAAAGCAGAGGGCGCTCGCCTCGAAGCAGAAAACAAGCGCCTCGCCCGCATCGCCGCCGGCTGGCAGCAGCGCTACGCCCTCGAGCACGCCGAACGCATCACGGTGACCGCGAAGAAAGGCGGCTAGGACGCGGTCGTTTCAGGCCCAGAAACCAATCCATTAGCCGCTCGAGCAAGTAACGGCTGCCGTGATATGGCGCCGCTGATGCCAGCGCCACAATGCCCAGAGCCAGCAGGAAAAGCAGCGCGAACGGAAGGCATACCCACCAGTACCACGGCCGCGCGGGCAAGACCGCCGGGTAAGCCATCGCTATGACGGCTTCTGCATAACGTTGATGGCCATGATCGGCTGCACCACGTTCACCGCGATCGCGCGTTCGGCTCCGCGCTGTAGATCCTCGGTCCATACGGTGCATGTTTCCAAGCCGACCACGAATCCCAATTCTTCGGCCACCATCCAAACGGCGTATTGGTTCGGCGCCCTGCCCTTGCGGGTGGATGACATCGACATGTGACGGCAGGTCCCTATCGGGTGGCCGTTCTCGATCGAAAAGGTCACAAGGTACGTCATCGGCAGATCGACCGTCTGGGCGTCCATCTGAGCCATGTGTGCCCGCTTGCCGTCGGGTGTCTGAATGCGCTCGAACAGGCCCACCACATTGACCGGGTTTTCGGCTGCTAGGCGTCGCAGCTCGGCTAGGGCCGCCTTCTCGTGCTCGCCGATGATCAGCGCCGATCCGAAGCTCACGGCATCTTCTCCGGGAATGGCCACTTGCCCGCGGCGCGAAGCTCTTCGACGGTCGGATCACCGGGCCGAACAATCCCATCGCGGATCATCTTGTCGCGGACCTCCCGGACCAGTTCGGCGCCGGCTGGCGTTTCAAGCATCGCTCGATCTTCCTCACGACAGGCCTGTACCCGGATCAGCGGCCGGCTGTCGCCCTGGCATCTATTCCGCGGCAGACGGCGCGCTTCGTCTACTGCTTCGAGGAATTCCTGAAACAGCGCTTCGCTGTGCTGTTCGTAGCGTTCCGTGATCGCGCGGATCGCCGACTCGAACAGGGCCACCGACTCGGCGTCTTCGATCAGCTTGGCTTCTTCGGTGGGGGGCTTTCTTCGGCGCATGCGTTTCGCTCCTGAGCGGCCTTCCGGATACGCGCCTGGCCGTGCCGGGCGCAGTAATTTCCCAATGGCTGATTCTGGAGGCCCATGACAGTGCCCGTTGCGGGAATCGTGCACGCGGGATGACTGCAATTCCCCAGCTGCTTGAACCAGCGGGCTTCGTCAGGCTCTTTCAAATGATCTGCCCGAACCGCATCGGCGGTGGCCAGCCGTAAGTTTCCGGATCGATGATGTTGATTTTCGCTCCGCATGGCATCTTCACGTTTCGCGACTCACCGCCGCTAGGACCAAGCAACAGCTCGTCCGTCGCCACCTTCTCGCCGCATACCGGACACTCTCCCCGCTCGAGCCGATCAAGCTCAGCTTCCGTCATGTCGCGAATCTGTCTCATGTCTCGACCTCGGCGGCTCGAGGCCGGCGCCGCGGCGGCGGCGTCTTATCGGGTCCTTCGACCTCGACGATCACGCGCCAGCGATCGTTGCGTTCCTGGTCGTAGCTGAACACCAGGCGCGGATCGCCGTCATCGATTTTCAGAAAGTCGGCGATCCCGTCGACTACATTCTTGCAAGCAGCGCGCAGATTATCGTGACTGTCCAGCCGCGACGGGCCGGTGCGCGTGAGCCTGATGTGTATCGGTCCCATGATGTCCATCATCGACAGCGGGAACGGGTGCGCCTCCCGCAAGCGAAAGTACGTTTCCCGCCGTTCGTATTTGGCGATCTTTGCAGCTCGCGACCAGTGCACGCGTTCGTTCAGTTTCGAATGCGTGCGCATCGGGATTACGACTCGGACTTGCATGATCCGTCTGCCAACATTCGTTGCATTACTTCTGCCGCGGTTTCGTTAACCAGCTTGATGGCGGACTCCATCGATTCGCCAGTCATGAACATACAGCGTAGAACCTCCTGTCGGAACAGGATCGGCATCTTCTGATAGTCGGCGAGTGCGTCGTCACTGATATCAAGCGCATCGGCTGGAATGTTCATCGTTGCTTCAACTCTAGGATCGAAACCGGGATCAGCCGTCGCACGGCATCGATATGCGAAGTGAGAGCGCTTTCAATCACGGCGTTGCCCATTAGAAAGTGACCGGCCAGCCACATTGAGAGCAAGTCTGCCAGGACTGCCCCCTGGACATGGGGCGGCTGACCCGCCAGCAGCGGCTTGATCCGTTCGACGATTTGCAGCGCCAGCGTAGCGTCGGCGCTGGCATCACGGATGGTCCAATCATCCGGTCCTAGATTCGGATCGATGCTGATCGGGATCATTTTTCGCCGCCTGCCTTTCAGCCCATTCCCTGGCATGCTTCGGACACAGATCCTTTTCCGGCGCCGGCTCGGATGTGCAACTACCGCACAAATGTGCGTCGCACGTCCCGCTGCGCCGCGCCGGCACTTTCCAATCGCACGCCCGCGTTGCGATGTTCCCGCACTGGCAACGCTGGCGCCTCTCGCGCGTACAGAAGATACCGCCGAGAGTCCCGGTTCTGAACGGATGGCAAGTCACGCGCGTTCACCCTGACGGGCCCGGAAATGTCGGCTCAACGGCGATGGCTTTTCGTCGCGAAACGCCCCGAAATGTTCGGCCAGGAATTCCGGCTCGAGCGGGATCCAGTAGAAACTGAGCAGGGTGCGGTAGCCGTTGCCATGCTTGTCGGACAGCGTATACCGGCGCCCGCGCGCGATACTAAACTCGGTTCCTGCCTGATCGCGGAAGGTGTGAGCTTTGATGCAGATCGCCGTGCAGATCATCATAGTTCACGCCGTGGCCTCGACAGGCTCACCGATTTCGACCTGGCGATTGTCATCGGGCGGTTGAAGCGAAATCTCGATATCTTCCTGTACCAGATAACACAACTTGCCGCATTGCTGCTCATCGGGCCTGCACTGCACCCGAAACTGCACGTTCACGCTGCCGCCGTTCATCAATTCGAAGTGGAACTTATCGGCAGATCGAACATCCAGATGCATCGCCGATCGCTCGCTCACACCGTAATGAACGTAAAGCATGCCGCCGATTATCTCCAGTTCCCAGTCGATCGGGGCCATATTCGGGAAGCGCAGTTCAGGCAGCCAGCCGGGCTCAAGCTCCAACTGGTCGCGACGATCCGGCTTGCGATACAGGCTCGATTTAAGCGCCGGATCGAACTCGCTCAGAAGATCGTTGGCTGTCAGGAACGAGAACTTCAGATCGGCCACGAGCACCTTTTCGTCGCCATGCACTTCTTTGCGTACATTGAAGTGGACTAGCTTCGCCTTTTGATGAACAAGAGTCAGCATGACGGTTCCCCTTTCACCAACTGGATAGTGCATCCATGCGTTCGAACACGTGGCCTATCGCGTCACCATTTTCGAGCTGGTACGTGCCCACGTAGCGAATGTGCCCGACGTCCTCTGCTAGCACACGCGCGCCGGTGTGCAAAGTGACCAGAACACGCCTTTCCACTTCGATGTAGGGCGGTTCCTCACCGATCACCCAGATGCAAGGCCGATCGCGGTGCACCTGTACGCACAGGATCTTCGCGCCCACCGGCAACATCAATACTTGGCGCGGGTCCCGCTCGATCGGCCACTTGATGATGATCGTGGCCACGGGTCAGTCCAGATTCGGCGCTGTGGCCGCTGCGGAGCCGGCCACCTGGCTTGCTGATGCGTCGCCAACGGGCGCCGCCCTCGCAGTCTCGCGTGCTTTAGCCTCGTCCCTGGCAGCGCAGAGAATGCGGATGACCAGTTTTGCAATCTCGCGCATTTCCAGGTCGTACTGCTCGCGCCGCTCGGCGTCGAATAGTTGCTGGGTGAAAGAGCGATCGCCCATGTTGAACAGCGTAACCATATCCGCCAGCAACGCGAAGGGGATCGCCGCGATGCGCCGCAGTCTCATTTGGCAAAGTCCCGCACGAGAACGGCCGCGGAAGGCTGCCCGTTCGCATCAAGCCACGCCGCTACTTGCTCGAGCGTGTCGGTATGGACCTTGTGCGCGTGCCCATAGGTGAACGTGATTTGGGTCAGTGCTTCGCAGTTCGGGCAGTGCATCGTCGCGTTGGCGGGCTTGCCGCGACGTTCTTCGATCATTTGCTTGATCGTTCTGGCCGAATTTAGAGCGCCAACGTCGTAGGCCATCTGCATCACGTTTTCGAACCATTCGAAAATCGTCACGATGCCGGCCGGCATCGCGTGCGTCTGGCGGAAATTGGCGAACCACTTCGCCGCGGCGTCGCTCATTCTTTGCTCGAGTCTTTTGCCTGCTGGATTGCTTTGCTGGCGATCCCGGCGATTTCGCCCAGCGCGAAGGTCAGGTGAGGCGATACCTGGGCCCCTTCCGGATATGGATACAGCACCGAGGCAAGATCGTGGATGGCCTTGAGCAATTTCAAAGAGCGATGTTCTTCGGTTTGGCTCATTCGAACAGGTCACCCTTGCATGTCGTGTTTTTTGAACCACTCGTCGTGGTACTTCTTGAAATCTTCCTCGCTCATGCCTTCCGGCCATTCGAGCCCATCGACAAAGACGCGCATGCGCTCAGACCTCACAATCCTGAACGTGGTCCATCCTTCTTTTTCGTTCTCGGTCATTCAAACAGTTCCCCGCTGGCGCTGATCGCCGATCGGCCGCCAGTAATGAGGTCCAGTGACCGCAGTCGGCTCAAGACATTGTCCACGTGTGCGCTGGTGGTCGAATAGCCTGCCCGTTGTGCGATTTCATCACGGGTGAGGCTGCCGGGGTAGGCCTCGAAAACCACCTTCAGGAACGCTGCTTCAGCGGCGCCCCCGGCCTCGAGCATCCAGTAATCGCGCAGTCTGTCCCCGGATGGGAGCGGTTCGAACTCGCCCAGCGCTGCCAGGCCGGCGTCGGTGATTCGGATATCGCCGCGGCGGCCTTCGGCGTAGGCGGCAGCTCGCAGGGAACTGAGCACGTTGTCCACGTGCGCCGACTTGGACGAGTAGCCGGCGAAAAGGGCGACCTGGTTGCGACTGGTCGCCTTGCCCTGCCGTTGAGCCAGGACCGTCAGGAACTTCCTCTGGGCCGCGTTCAGCGTTGCACCGGCATGTGCGGTCGCGCCATTGCCGCGCGGCGCTGAGCCGCGTTTTAGGCCCTCTGCGTTGGCAATTTGCATGGCGTCGACCGCGTGCTTTGCGGCCATTGATTTCGCGTCCGGAACCCACTTCTTCGGCGTCGCCTTGGACGCGCCGATCAGCTGAACCGCGTCAGCGCATTCTTTGCGCACCGCAATGATCAGGGCATTTTCTACGTGCGTGAAAACGCCCTTGGCCAGCGCGAGCGTGTCCCGTTCGCCGTCCAAATATCCGGCGTTGCGCTCGTTTCGAAGGTCGACGGCGGCGCGCAGCCCAAAATCCTTCCCGGAAGACTTCAGCGCTCGCTCCAGTTCGGCGATGCGCGCGCGCAGCCGTTTCGGATCGTTCGCGGAAGCCTCCGCTTCAGCCTGCTTGAACGACTCCCCGATCGAGGCCAGGTCGATTTCGGCCAGCTTCAGCACCGGAGCCTTTTCGCCCTCGACCGGGGTCTTGCCGGTGTCGAACGTCGTGATAGGCGGGAATTTGACCCGCTCCAGGATGTCGTGCGAGGGCGACCAGACAAAGCCCTCGCCGCGCTTCAGACGCGGCAGCTCCGCCAGGACTTGCTTGCCGCGTTCCTTGTCCGCCTGGCCCTCGATCCAGGCCCCCACAGCGGCGCGATCCTGGGGCGCGGTCAGCTGCATCGCAATTAGGGTGTTCGCCTGGGACAGCACCGCCTTGCTCAGCGCGGCCGGGCGCTGGGTGATCAGCCACACCCGGAACCCGCGCACCCGCCCGCGCCGGCAGATTTGCTCCATGCGGGACAGCATCACCATTTCGTCCGGCTGCACTCGCTGCGGTGCAAAAACGTCGGACTCGTCGACCACCAGAGTGAGCGGCAGCCGGTTGCGCCGATACAGGTCCTCGAGGAAGCGCGTCGCGAACCGGGTGCGACCACCCATGGTGAATTCGGACAAGTCGACCACGATCGGCACGTTTTTCGTGGCGACCAGCTCGGCCAAGGCCTCCCCGGACGTGTCCACGATCGGCACGTCGGCGTGGTCGCCTCCGAACACGACCACCGGGAAGCCTGGCCCGGTTCCCTTGGCATTCGATCGCAGCCCGTACCAGACGCCGGTCGGATCCAGGATGCACACGCGCGCGCCTTCATTCAGGAGCGCTTCGACTGCGGCTTTGAGGGCGAAGGTCTTGCCAGAACCGGTGCGCCCCACTGCGGCGATCGACTCGCGAAGGGCGGCCGCTGGGACTGGGTAGGTCACGCGACCTTCCCCGGTGCGGGCGCGACCGCAAGTTCGCGGATCATTCGTGCTGCCTGCCGTAACCTGCTTCCAGGACCGTTGATAAGACCAGCGCCTTGCTCACGCATTTCGGCGATCTTGTCGCAGATCAAAGCAGCCTGTTCTATCTTCTCCGCCAGCGCGCGCTCGGCTGCGATCCGGGCGGTTGCTTCGCCGGTCACCAATTGCGCAAGCCAGCCGGCACCCCCAAGCAGTTTGTCTCGTTCGGCCTCGAGCGCTTCGATGCGATCGCGTAACGCCTTGTCGCTCTGGTACCAGTCGGCCGTCTCGTCCTCAAGGCGCTTTATCTTTGCGTCGCGCTCCGCGATCATCGCGGCGGTGTCGGGAGCTATGTAATACAGCGGATCGGTCCACGTTTCAATCTTTCGATCACGCACCGATAAAAAGCCCTGCTCCGATGTTGAGCCAGGGTCGAAGAACCCGAAAGGCTCCTGATGCTCCCTGGCTTTGTCTGATCCCCCAGCGGACCACGGAACAGGCCAATCGAGCGGCATCGTTGGTGTGATGATGTCGGGTGCCTCGAACTTTGAGGCGCCGGATAGCGCAGCATCGATTTCGCCAAGTAACTCTTCGCCCGTCGCGGTCCGAGAATAAAGCGTCTTCTCGATAATGCTGCGGCATCTTGGCAGCAACGCCATCGCTTCGTGCTGCTGATCCGTGCGCTGATCCGTGGCACGGGCGACGGCGATGAGATTGATGAGTTGCGTTTCGTTCAGAACGCAATGTCCAGGCACTTCCTGTTGCGGGGCTACGTACTTCAGCAACGCCCGCGCTTCGTTCAGAGTGATCACGGCCCCGCCTTCCGTTCTAGTGCCAGAACATCGGCCGAATCAACTCGCGTGACGCGGATCTGGACACCGCAGTGCGGGCACGGATCGGCTTCCAGCGTCAGGCCTGAGCGGGCGTAAGTGACTTCGCATTTGGTCCCGGCCGGAATGATCAGCATGCCGTTGCGCATTTCACGTCGCGTTTCGACGATCATGCCGACCCAGTCATTCACAGGGCGGCCTCGGCGCAGAGGGCGCGTTTTCATGCAATCCGCAATTGACCCGTGCGTACGATGCCCAGCACTTCTTCGTCGCTTGGCGCACGGCTAAATTCCACGATAAGGTGCGTGTCATCCAAGAAAGCGACTAACGGCCCCCGGGGACGCTGAATGTTAATGGCGCACAGGGATACGTTTGTCCAGTCCACTGTTGCGACCGCGCCGGAGTGCAGAACTGCGCCACTTGGCAGCGTCGCTCCGACTCCCGGCGCGCCGGTGTTTGTCACCGACTCTATTGCTGGCGGCGGGGACGCGACGGCGGTGGCCGCGACCTGGATCGCATCGGCGGCCGCCTGCTTCGCCGCTGCCGCCCGGTCGCGCTCCAGTTCTTCCTGCCGCACCCGCTCCCGGTGCGCCGTCATGCGCGATTCGATGACCAGCACCAAGTCAGAATTGGCTTTGAGCACGAGCTGGGCCGCGTCGGTGAACAGGAACGCGTGTTCGGGCGCCAGTTCCCGCAGCGTGCCGATGTTGGCCTGGATCGCATCGGCCGCGCGGTCGACCTTGATGGTTTGATGCGCCAGATGCGTGCTCACACGGTCGTGCATGCTGGCAATGGACTTCAGGCTTCGGATCGAGCCCGCGAAGTCTTCCTCGATGGTGGCCAGCTTCGGGCCCGCAGCGCCCTTGGGCCACCAACCGGCGGCGACCTTGGCCAATCGATCATTCATCTGGATCACGTGCTCGGCGAACGCTTGCTTGCCCTTCTGGACAATGACGAAGCGGATCTGATCGTTACGCGCCTTGATCAGCCTTTCAAGCGACAGGCGCTTGTCGCGCAGATCGCTGCGGATTTCGTCGACGGTTCGGAACAGTTCGTCGATGCTGGAGGTCTGTGAAAGCGCCTGCCCCTTGACGACTTCGAGCCGGTCTTCACCATCCTTGCACCAAACGACCGCCTTGCGGGCATCGGCGAAGTCCTGATCGTTTTGCAGATCGGTGCGGATCGAGGCGATGAGGTCATGCGCGGCGTCGCGAAAGGCGGCCAGGTTCGATGTCAGCACGCGCCCTTCGACCGTTATCAGCAGCGCGGGTAGTTGCTGAATTGACGTGCCCGTCGGCTCGAGCACGATTTCGGGCGGCGTGTACGCGGCCAAATCGACGTCGAACTGCTTCCAGCCGGCCAGAAGTTCCGCGGCCTCGCCTTCGCGCAGGCTCACCCAGCACCACACCGTGTTCTCGCGCGTACCGTCGCTGCACATGAAAAGGCACTTTTCGGCGCTGGTGATGTGCAGGCCTTGCGCGACTTGCCAGCGGTGGTACGGCGGGCACTCTCCAGCCTGCACCGCGGCGAACAGTTCCCGGTTGTACTGCTTGCATTCCCAGGTGATCCGGCCGTCCATGATGAGGCCGTCCAGGCTCGCCAGCAGATAACCATCGTCATCGGTGACCGTGGCCGGATACAAGGCTTCGCCAAGGATTTCCTCCGCGATCGGCCGTGCCAGTCGTTCGACCGCGTGCCCGTGCTCGAGCACATTCTTGCGAAACCAATCGGAGAATTCCTGTTCACTGCCCGTGGCCGTCATGTGCAACAGGTCGGTGCGCTTCACTCGCAGCGATACACCCATCATTGCGGGTGCGACCGAACCCGTGCGGTGCGTCGTGCCGCGCGCAACGTGCCAGTCGGGCGTGCCCTGAACTACCTCAAGCAGGCGCATTCGGATCCTTCTTCTTCGGTTGTTCGGTCGATTCCTTCGGCTTGGGCGCATCGGCCGCCGGGGCGGGCGTAGGCGGGGCGGCTGGCTGCAAGGCATGAATCTTCTTCTTCTGATCTTCGGTCAGAGGTTTCCTCGATTCGGCCATCGCGATGACTTGCTGGGCGGATCGCTGGCGCTGTTGCAGCACTGGCGTCCACTTGACCAGTTCGGCTTCGAATTCCGCGGGCTCCCAAGTCGGAATCTCTTTTCCTTCTTTCTCCAGCGCGCGGTTTTCCATCACCTGTACCCAGCTTGCTTCGCCTTCGCTGATCGCCCCGAAGATCCCGCGCAGGCGCACCATTTCATCCGGGCTGCACTGGTCTAGCGGGTGTTCAAGGTATTCGACCAGCATGGTCGCGCTCACGCCGATTTCCGCGAATGAATCGACGATCGCCTTGCGCGTCGCACTCGGATCCCTGGCCGCTTCGTCACGCCGGATCGCTTTGATGATCGCCTCGGCTTCATCCTGTATGTCGCCCGGGATGAGGCGCAAGCCTTGCGTGCGGATCGCCTTCGACAGATACGCGCCGCGCTTGTTCAGCATGTCGTCTTCCGTCGCCGGCACGGTGTAGGTCTTTTTGCCGCGGCTGTTGGTCCGTACCGACAGATACGACCCGTCATCCATGGGCTTCGCACGTTCGACCGTGCGCGGCACGACCACCTGAAGCGCGTACGGCACATTCGACTCGAAGTCCGTGATCGTGACTTGATGCACTTCCTGCAATTGATCCTGGAAGATCATTTCGGTTTCGCAGGACAGGTTCCGAATGCAGCGGATCGCCACTTCGACGAACCGGATTCCCAAGCCTTCGACACCGTCGCCGATCGGCTTGTTATAGAACGCCGATTTGTTGTGAGCGAACCCTGGACGCTTGCATTCTTTCAGGATGTCCGTGCGCACCTGATCCCAGTTACGCGGCCGATTCCAGGCCGCGATGTAGCGGGCTTCGACGGTCGCCTTGGCGCGCGCGGCCAGGGCGATGCCCATCGGGGTCGATTCCGCGCCCTTGGTTTCACTGGCGCCGAATTCCTCGCGCACCGTGACTTCGTTTCCGACGATTGCCACCATGGTTGCTTTTCCCTCGCTAAAGTGATTACAATCGTATCTAGTATGGTGACATCTGTCAACGGGAAAGCAAAGCGCCGAGAGCGCAAACGCCGAATGGCGCGACTACGGGCGCTTGGGGTTCCGGACGCCGAAATCGGCAGGCGCGAAGGGCTCAGCCGGAATCGGGTGGGAGTGATACTTGGCCGGAAAAATGGGCGGTAGGGGCGGAACGCTTAGTGCGCGGCGGATCCGTGCGATGTCGAAGCGACGGCAAATGATCGCAATCGATCGTGCGTTCGAAGCTATCGCAATGCGTTATATCGGCTGGCCGGTCAACGAACAGACGCGTGACCACATACACGCGGACTTTACGGGCTGGCTGGTAAAGATGATTCGTTCAGAGCCGGCAGCAGATCCGCGTATCGACCAGCAGTGATTCCAGGCGCGGCGCGATGCTGTCGCTGAGCCTACCGAGGTCTTCCCTCACCCGCGCTAGGTAGCGCTCCACGGTGCGCTGTGGCACCGAGGCAATGCGCGAAATTTCCCGCGCGGATTTTTCCGAAACTCCGAAGTAGCGCAGCGTGCCCAGCTTGATCAGAAACGGCCGGCTCGAGTGCGAGGCTAAGTGTTCGGCGCAGATGCGCGCGCCCTCGATCCGGTGCCGGCCAGCCGCGTAGTCCGCCAGCACTAGGGCCAGCTCGATCCCGCGGAAATTCGTTTCGATGATGCGGCGGATCGCCGCTGACTGCTGATGCCATTCCTGGCTTGTGAGCATCACGCGGGCCCCGAAGGTCGGCGCGCCCGCGTAGCACTGGCTGAATGCGAGGATGGTCGACTCGCTCAGCCGAAATGAAAACATCAAAGCCGCCCGAACGTTAGAGAAGATCGGTTCGGGCGCCTGTCGCGCTAATGACGACCAGGCCCGGATCTGTGCATGTAGTCGGTCGGTTTCATGGCTGCTGTTCTTCGCTGCGCTGACTTGTTGTTCGAGCATGGCCCGGCACCTGTCGCCAATGGGACCAGCGCTCCCTCATCTTGTTGAACACTTCGCTGATCACTTGCGCGAGCAAGGATAGCTCTGAACCATGCTGCAATTCGAACAGGCGCCGATTTTTATGGATACCGAGGTCCCCAGTGTGGTGCGGCTCGCAGAGCGGAAGGACCAGCATATGGGGGGCACGTTGACCACCGCCCTGCCCTTCGCGTATGTGATGTATCTGTGCCGGCGTCGCACCCCATCCAAGATTCCGGCACACGACGCACCCAAGGCTCTGCACAAGTGCCATCCACGCCTGCTCTAGTACAGTGGGTTCACGTTTCATGGGGTGAGTTACCCGGGGGGATTAGATGCTTCCAGGTAGTTGGTACCAGTGATCCCCTTCAAATCCAGGTTTCGAACACGGCCGGATCATCGGCTTCAGCACGCGGAATACACACGAGGCCTTCGGGCACGCCGGCCCGCGCGTGGTCCAGGCTGTAACAAACGCACGCCTGGCCGTGTGGGCGCAGTTCGCCGCGCAACACGTCCCATCTACGCAACACCCACTTGCCGGGGTAGTCCAGCGGATCGCGGTAGATCGTCCAGGTCGACAGGACGCGGTCGGCTTCAGTCGGGATTTCGTTCGAAGCCATCAAGCACGCCTTCCATCATGTCGAACGGGTCTTGGCCTTTCAGGTGAGGCCAGAGGAACGGCGCGCAGTCGTTGCCCCGCAAAAAGTCCAGGACTTTTTCATGGACGGTGATGAATTCTTCTTCGTCGGCCTTGGAATAGCTGATCGACTTGGCCAGCGGTACGACTCCGCCTTTTGCGCCGGCTGCCCAGGTGACATGACCGGCGTTGATCAGCAGCCAATGGCGGAATTGTTCGAAGTCTGTGAACCGTTCCTGCGAGTCGTAGACGGCCGTGATCATCGCGAAGAATAGTCGATGGTGTTTGCCGTTGCGCAGGAAGCGCGTTTCGAACTCGAGGATTTCGCCTGGCTCGAGCTTTGCAATCCGGCGCCAAAAATGCCGCCACCCTCGCTTGTCATCTTGGCCCAGACCATCGACCATCCCGAACACGACATAGCGTGCGCGCTCAAGGTCGGCATCACTCGGCTTTGCTTTCTGATTTCTGAACAATGTCAGGCGCGCCATCGCCGTCTGCCCGGAACCAATCGCGGATGTCCGCCTGTATTTCACCCCCGGTGACCATTGCGTGCAAGGCCCAGATCACGGTCGCATTGGCGTATGGCACGTTGGCGTTCGAGTCCTGGGCCAGCTCGCATTGCAGCGGCGTGTCGTCCATGTTGACGCAGGTCCGGCACGGTACCGGCCTCGCCGCGTACACGGAACAGCGTCCCTCTTTTAAGAATGGGCACGGGTGCTCATAGGAACGTTCGGCCAACCAGTAGACGCGGTCAACCGGCTGAAGTGGCTTCTGAAGCTTTCGGCCTGACGCGCGCGCCAGCAGTTCAGCTTCCGATTCAGATACCGGCACCGCCACGTAGCAGCAGTACGAGCAACTGTGCCGGCAGGCTGAATAAGGTTTCAGCTGGTCGCTGAACCTCGAGGCCAACTCGATCAGCTTGGCGAGGCGCTTTTGCTTGGTCTGGCCGGGCTTCTGAATCGACAGGGCCAGTGGATTTAGTGTTTCGCTGCCGCCGCGTTCCAGGTTGTAGCGCTCGATGTTCGCATTGCCCTTCGCCTTGGCATCGGGCCAGTGCGCGCGCTGGCGATCGGCCAGGTCGCTCATAGGTAGAGCGGTTTCCAGTATTCGTCCGTCCAATGATCATGATGAACGAACGAAACCGTGGCCCGGAAGCCCTCTTTATTGAATCGATGCTCGAAGCCATGGACCCAAGCGACCGGCTCGCGTATCCGCCGTGCGCGGTCCTGCTCGATGGCGAGGCGTGCCCATTTTTCAAGATTCTTCCATTGCGCTTCAGAAAGGTGGCCGATGCCGATCGGTAACGGCGGCAGTTCAAGCGTCGGCAGGTTCATAGCTTTTTGGTGCGGAGAAGTTCGTCCAACTCTTTCTTGGACTGCGCGATCGCCACCCAGCAAGCCGTCATCCCGGCTTCGTAGGCAACACGCATCGCGGAAATCGTGCCCGGATCCTCATCAACATCGAAGTCATCGCAGTATTTCGCGAACCACGCTTCGAAACTGTACGGTGGCGGCGTTTCCGTCACGGCAGTTTTATTCGCCGATTCATCAGCCATTCGCTGCGGCCCCATCGGCGCTTGACCCATCTGGGTAGCTCCCATGCGCCTTGACGAGTGACCTTTGTGAAAAATCGAGTCATCACGTCGGCGTGCAACATGGCCAGGGGCCGGCTCTCGTCCCACAGGTCGTGCCAGGCGAAGTCCCAGCGCTGGCCGTTCAGCGGAAACGTCAGTGCATCGGCGTGATGCAATGTCACCCGGTCGTTGCCGGCGAACTCTGGCCCAATCCGGTCCACGATCTTGCGATCCAGCTCAATTACGTCGATGTGGTCGACCTGGTCACGTGTGAGCAACCCCCGAACCACGCATCCCAGCCCCAGACCGGTGACCAGCACGCGGCCCGCGCCGTGTATCAGGATCGGCAAATGCTTCATCAGTTCCATCTGATGATCGAGCATCACGATATCGCCGTGCGGCAGGTGCATCTTCGCTTCGGTCCAACGGCCCAGGATCACGTAGGTGTCCCAGCAGCATATAAGCCTAGCGATCGCCTGCTCATTGGTTGGTGGTCCTGTCGATATCAGTTCGGCGGTCTCTCCGTTGAGCTTCACGCGATCTAGCACCCACGGATAAAAATCGCCCATCGGAACAGCTGGCGGGACCCGGCAGGCCTTCAGCAATCGGCTGCGTTCGATGGGCGTCAAGTACATAGGAAAATGGAGGTCGCGCCCGGCGCTACCCGGGATGCAACGGAACCGGGATTCGAACCCGTACCGGCTATCCAACGGCTTGCAGACCGCGCCGGTTTATACGCGCTCCGCGCGCGCTTGCGCTTCGCGACCATTTTGAAATCAGTAGTTCAGGCGCTTGGCGATATCGGCCGCGCGCCGCACCCCTTCGCTGATGTTTCCGCCACCGAGCTGGCCCAGGATTTCCCGGACGTCATCGTCCAGCTTGATGCTGAAGGGCCTGGCGCCATTGCCGTTTGTGGCGACCTGGAATTCAGTCGCGGTACCATCACCGACGCCAATGGCCTCGCGCGCCGTGAAGTCCAGTCCCAGCGTTGCAAGTTTCTTCGTCCTTCCGGTCTTCCTCGGTTTACGTTTCACGCTCATGGTTCACTCTCCCCTTGTGCCGGTCGCCATCCATCCACCAGTGCGCGCAGACGATCTGAACGAATACTGGCGGCCACCTGCTCGATTATTTCGGGCAAGAACGCCATCACTCTCAAGTCACCGGTCTGCACCGAAAAACCTTCGCCATGCTCTCCGCCGATGACGATCACGATCGCCGCGCGCGCTTTCGTCTTCTCCATGACCAGGGTGCACAGGTCATCGTATTTGCCGGGGCCGACTGCCACTTTTTTAGAGTCCCAGCCCGTGCTTTGCCGAAAAAACTGCGATGAACGCTTTTAACTCGGCGTCGATCTGCGACATGCGCTCCAGATCCTTCGGCGTGGCGTCTCTGCCACCTTGGCTTACCAGCGCCAGAATCGACCCAAATAGGTGTTGCGCGCCGGCAAAGAACGCCATCCGGCATTCGTCGATCTGAACCTGCGGCGCGGCGGCTTGCATGACCAAATACCGATAGGTCATCCAGCCGGCCTCGATCAGTTTGCCGTCATCAGTTAAATCACGCGCGAGCTGGGCGGCAAGGTTGCGGATATTCTCATCCACCGAGCACCTTCAAGGTGATCGAATCGGCATCTGATCTGCCAAGCCATCGGCCGCGATCCCAGCGTGCGCATCGTTCCAGCCGGCGCGCCAGCTTTTCCAGGCCCACGGTCCTATGGTCGCAACGCTTGGGCAATGAGACAGCCCCAGGCCGTCGGACCGCGCCTTGAAGCCTTCGCGGAATGCGGGCTCGTCCCACTTGGGCGGATCCTCTTTACTGCTGAAGCGATCGATCACGTATGCACTTTCGGCGTCAGCACAGCCCACCCGTGCGCTCTCGAATACTGGATCACGTGCTTGTGCTGAAGGTGCTGCAAGCGCCGGTCGATCACGCGGTACGGATCGCGCATATCGTTCGGGGTTGCTTGTCCGGCGATCAGGCGCACTTCCTCGATGTTGATCTGATGAAAGCGCTTCGCGCCAGCCCTGATTCTGGCCACGATCGCCGCGTCCAGGTCGGCATACTTGGTGTCGGCTGGCGCTTCGCTCACGTGGAGCCCTTCCGCGCCGCGGCTCGCTCCGCCAACGCTTGCGCCACGATCTGGCCGACGCGCTGCTTGGTCAGGCCATGCATTTCGCCGATTTCCTCCAGCGTCATCTTGCCTTCTTCCCGCAGCGCAAGAATCCCCTGACGGAACTCGGCTTTTTCCGCGCGCGCCTTCCTCGATTCCTCCGACATGGCCCGCGGAAACGGTTCGACCCGCTTTTTCCTGATTTTTTTCCTAACCACGTCGCATCCCTTTTCGGCCTCGCCGACGATTTTACGCTGAAAGTCAAGTTGCATGTCTAGAGGCCTTTCAAACCAGGATCGGAATCTGCTGCGGTTCCGGCATGCGATCCGGAACCAATTGCCAGACCCACAACCCCTTTTTTGTGAAGCCGACGTGCTCGAAGCCGGCGCGAAGGTAGCAGTAGCCAAAGACGCGGGTGCCGCGAACGCAAACGCCTGGCACTTCATCGGGATCGACGAACGTGACGAGTCCTAGCGCTGGCGGTGTCCATACCGAGCGGGTCGCCGCAACCGCCTCAAGGATGAGGTCGGAAGCGCGCTCGCCGTTCTCTTTTCGGAACAGCGAATTGACCCAGGCGCCCGCCCAGGCGTGCTGAACGAACTCGGCGATCGGCCAGGATGTGACCCACAGCGCGCGCTCATCATCGGTCAGCAGCACGAGGCAGCGGCCAGGCGGCACGAACCCCGGGGCGCCGATCCGCTGCCGGTTGTAATGCCGATCGGCCAGCGGTCGGGCACGGTCATCGTTGCGGTAGGAGATTTTCCAGCGCATCACGGCAGGCAATCCATCACGGCGCGGATGAATTCGGCAGCAACTTGCGGGACGATCGCGTTGCCGTAGGCGCGCAGGCGTCCCACGCGGCCGGGAATCCCATGAGCCAGCGGGAAAAGCTCGGGTTTAGTTGGCCGGTTTTTCCCGTCCCGACAGGCGAGCCAATCGATTTCGGCCCAAGGCTCGCGGCCTGGTTGCTCAAACTGTCGCCCTTCTTCTGTCCGGTGCGCTCGAGGTATGTCGTCGAAGATCCCACCTTGAAGTCCCGCGCGTTCGGCGTCGCCCAGGCGGCCGCGTCGTTCAGCGTGGTTCCGGTTTTCGCTCCTCGATCGAGGCGCGCTTGGTTCGTCTCTACCCCTCGAATGGCGTCTACCTTCGTCGGTGTCGGCCAGGACGCCAGCTGCGCGACGCAATCCAGATATGCCTGATTCTTCGAGGCGTACCACTTCCCCGCCGTCTGATCCGAATCGTGTTCCCGCGGCGATACTGGCGTAGGCCACGAACCAGAGGCGTTGCCGGATATGCGGCGCTCCCGCGCCAGCAGCGCACAGATCGGCCGCCGCGACGGCGTAGTGCGCAGCTTCCAAGTCAGTCGCCACATGGTCGAACCAGGCAAGCCCTTTGCGCACTGCAACCTGCTCACCAAAGATGATTGAAGGGCGCCGCTCGCCGATGAGAGCGAACCAAGCCGGCCATAAGTGGCGCGCATCAGCGAACTCATTGCCTTTGCCGGCGTTCGAGAAAGGCTGACAGGGGCAAGAGCCTGTCCAAACAGGTCGGTCGACGGGCCAGCCGGCGAGCTGGAGCGCGTAGGCCCACCCTCCGATGCCGGCGAAGAAGTGGCACTGCGCGAAGCCCTTGAGGTCATCGGATCGAACATCCACAATTGATCGGTCATCGACCACGCCAGCCGAAATGTGGCCAGCCGTGATCAGATTCCGGAGCCATTGTGCCGCGAACGGCTCGTTTTCGTTGTAGTACGCGTGCCGCATCAGACTTCGCGCGCGTCGTACCAGCCGTTGACTTCGCGACGCAAGCCGCCGGTGCGGATCCAGACATCGAGCGCGTTATGCACCTGGTTCATGAAATCGAGCATCGCGTCCGGCATGCCCTCGTTTGCGTCGCGGCCGCCGAAGTGCTCGATCAGGGCGTCGGCGATGCTGTCGTCGCAAAAACCCCCGAATTCGTTAGCGTCTCGGTAGTCGTGTAACTGCTCGAACGATGTGAGAGTGCGCCACGGGATTACCTTCATGCCGGGGCGCTCTCCGACACACTCCATGATGATTTCCTGCTTGGCGGTGGCGACGAACTCGTCGACGCTCACGTTCAATTTGCTGGCCATCTTGGTCTTTCCCCTTTCAGGTCTTGCGCTTCCAACCGACCGCGCGAGCGGTGACAGAGAACTGGTATTCCGCATCGAAGCCGACGCACACAAAACTGAAGCCGAACGGCCGGCGATGCATCTGGGACAGGCTGAAGCCTTCCGGGAGATGCTTGCGGATCGGGACCGCATACTCGTCGATGTCCTCGTAATCGCGTTCATCCTGCCAGCGCGCATACAGGCTGGCCATCAAAGGGGCGATCGCGTCCAGCATCGCGTTGATTTTCGCCTTCAGATCGGCGGGGGTCGGTTCGAGCGGCATGGGTCAGAGTCCGAAGGACTGCGCAACGCGTTCGGCCATCTCGTGACCGGCCTCGTCGACGCAGAATTTTGCGATCCCGACCTGGGCGCGGAACTGGCGCTCGCTCAGGCCGTCCAGGGTCGAGAAGCCCATGCGCATGTAGGCCTCGATGTGACGCGGGTCGTAACCCGGGGCAAGCGGCTCGATCACTTTCTGGTAGTAGGTTTTCACGATGCCACCTTATGGGCTGCATTGCGATCGGTCGTGTGCGTCAGAGTGCAACGCACAATCATCGGCCCGTTGCCCTCGTCGCCCGGTTCGTAACCAAGCTGGCGGTCGTGGCGATTGCAGGCCTGTTTGCGGGCTTGGGCGTAGGTCAGCGCGCAGACTTCCTGCGTCGAATCGTTGCCGTCGCTGTCTTCGATTTCGAACATGTATTTGGCCACGGTCAGAATCCCACCGATTCGGAGGCCGACATTCCGGCGACCACGACCACCGCGAAGACCACCATCACGACACCGAAGACCACCATTTCAACCTCCTGAAAGAACCAACCACCACATAACGAAGCATAGCCCAGGTAAATCAGTAAGTCAAGCGTTATGTCTAGGAAAAGAGCGGGTATTCCGGGTCATTTTCTTTTACTGAACACTTGACATGCCGCTTTACCTCCGGTACGCTGAGTCTGTGATTGGGGTTCGTTGAAAAAGGAGGTTCCCCATGCCAGTCAGTGCAGTGCCCGATTTCTCGAAGACGGTTGCGGCCGTCATTCTGGGCAAGAAAGTCACGCAGGGCGCCCTGTCCAAGGCCTTCGACCTGGTCGCTCCCAAGACCGGGCCCGGCACGGCCTGGAAGAACCCGATCGATACGGAAGTCCTGATCGCCAAGCATTTCAAGATGCTGGTGATCCGGGAGGCCGTGATCCACATGACCGGGTCCGTGCCGACCTTCACCGCGATTCGCGTCCTGAAGTCCGGGTGCGTCTACCGCGTCAAAGCGGCCGGCTACTACGCCACCATTGGAGCCTGACAGATGGCCACTCTGAACGATGCCATCGCGGCCAACCGAGCCCGCGAAGCCGCCAAGCGCGACGTGACGCTGGCCAGCGGAAAGACAGTGACCCACACGCGCCACCCGGATGGAGCGTGGCTCGTCGACCAGGATTTGACCGCCGACGAATGGCTTCAGTACGTCGGCCTTGTGAAGGGCAGGATTTCCGACTTTGCCAACGATGCAGATCGCGAGGATTTCGATGCACGCCGCTAACGTTCTGGAAGCGATGTGGAACCTGGGAGCCTGGGTCGAAGCCGCCCGCGTGGCGCGCTGGCTGGCCGCGGGCGTGTCCGTCTTCATGGCGGCGCATTACCTCGCATCGCTGGGCGTGCCGCTGGGCATGGCCCGCGCGATCCTGCTGGGAGCCTGAACGTGACTGAGGCGCCCCGCTTCGAATACTGGGACACGCCCAAGCTGGCCGAAATGGTGCGTCTGGCGCGCCAGCGCGCGGCCGAAGCCCAAGCCAGGTTCGCCGCGAGCGGAGGCGAAGACCGGCGCCGCGGCAAAGCGGCGACTTACCAATTCGAGGTCGCCCACGGTTTGCTGCGCCGCGCCGAAGATTCGCTCGATCAAATGCGTGCTGAGCTGAAGCGCCGCTCGATGGAATGTTTCGTCGAACGTCGTAGCGGGCCGCGCTTGGGACCGGAGCACCGCCGTGGGTGGTGGTGGGATCGGCTGCCGGCGCCCGATCAACCCTTGGAAGGAGCAGCATGAAATCCCCTAGCAAGTCCGAAGCCCGCGCGATCGCCAAGCAGGAAAAGCTGCTCGAGCGCGAGCTGGCCGCTGAGGCAAAGGACATCGCCGAGGCTGAGGAAATGGGTGTGACGGTGACGGTGTACGACAGCCACACCGAGGCGCGCAAGGGCTGGGTGCGCCACCTGAACAACCAGTTCCGGCCGGGATTGCAGTCGGAAACCACCCTGCCCTGCTGGCTCAAAATCTTCGGCTTGCGCAAACGCAAGAAGGAAGGAGGCAAATGAAAACGCAGACGCACACCCACCCCAGGTACCTGGGCCGCACGGTCGAGTGGGGCCACTGGGGCATCACGTTCATGGACAAGCAGCCCGATCCGATGATGAACTTTGGCGTCATCGTGGCCACGATTCCGTTCGGAGTCGGCGCCCGCGGTCCGGTCGACGGCACGGCCGGTTCGGATCTTCGCAAGGCATATGAGGCGATGTGCCAGAACTGGGTCGACAACGGGATCCTGCCGGCTGGCTGCATGCTATCGATGGACCTGGCCGCGCAAGCGGCACTGGACAACGTGTGAAGCCGCCGACCAAAGTGGAAAGGCGCCTTGAGCTGCTATCGGCTGCCCGCCTGAGTCCGGACCGGTTCAAGTTCGAGCCGGCCCGCTACCCGCCGGAGAAGATCGACTACCGCGCGTTCATGGCCGCGCCCTGGAACCTGTCCGAACAGGACGCGCGCGACACCGCGGCGCGCATGGCCCGCGAGTGGGTCCTCCGCAGCGACACCTACCAGGTCGCGATGATCGACTGGCCGTGCCTGCCGCTCGCCGTCACGCTCACGCACCTATCGATCAAGCGGATCGACCGGGAGCCGATTCACGACTGGCGCGAATTCCAGATGATCAAAAACACGCTGTGCGGACCGGAGCGCGAGGCGGTCGAAATCTACCCGGCCGAGTCGCGCTTGGTCGACACGGCGAACCAGTTTCACCTGTGGGTTCTACCCGAAGGGCGGCAATGGCCTATGGGCTGGGACACGCGGCTGGTCACCGAAGACGAACCGGGACAGGTGAAACAGCGGCCTTTTTGATTGACTGAACGATTGACATAGCGCTTTACTTGTGTCATCATGCGTGTATGGAAGCGAAAACGAACAAGGCCGAAAAGTTCCTGGGTGAGTTCTATCACCATGGGGCGTACGTCGGAAGCCTCTACAAGATCGAGGCCGGTTACATCGTCCGCGAGGTCAAACCCTTCGCCCGCAGAGTCGGTCCGGTCCTTTTCGAAGGCAAGACGTTTGCCGCTTCGGAGCTGATGAAGATCGGGCAAACCAACCTGGGATACGGCGTGATCCGCCGCTATTCCTTCGCAACCCTCGGGACGCAGTGACCATGGAAACCGTGCTTTTCACCCAGACCAACGAAGAAACCGGAGTTCGCGCTTCGGTCTTCGCGTTCTGCCGCGGCGGCTTCGGCGTTGAAGTCTTCGACGTCGACGCTGGGCAAGCTCTCCCGGCGCTGCGCGTGTTCCCCAAGCAAGGCGACGCCGAAACCTTCGCCGCTCTGTGCTGCGCGTAAATGCTGCTCATCATCTTCGCCTTTTGCCTCGCAACCGGCTGGCTGATCAGCCGCCCGATCGTTCGAATTCTGGGAGTCGCCAAATGAGCGCCGGTGCGGCGATTGCCTACCAGACGCCTAGTGGCCGTTTTTACGTGCGGTTAGGCCCAAAATTTTGGGAGGTGTGGGAAAACGGCGCTACTGCGGCAACGCGAGTGGCCTCTATCGGCGAAGGACCGGCGCCACGCTTAGGCTTCGAAAGGGCTCGAGCAGAAGCGCATAGGCGAGAAACATGACCGTCGCCGAAGCCAAGGCCTACCTCGGCTGGCACTACGTGCTCCACCCCGAATACGACCTCTCCCGCAATCCTTGGCATTCCATGAAACACGGGGTCAACGTCCGCTACACCTGGGGGCGCGTGATCGCCCGCAACATCGAGCGGCGCCGTGCGCTGTTGAAAAGGGCAGCCTGAAATGGGCAAGGCAAGAGAGTTGATTGACCGACTGAAGGCGCAATACCGGACCGACAAGGCGATCGAGAAGGCACGGGGCGTGCGCACCGTCGTCATTCCGGCGCGCGAGCAGCACGAGGGTCACCTGATCCTGCACCTGACGCTGCCGTGGAAGTGCCTGCACTGCGGGGGGCCGCGCGGCGAACCCTTCGCTGCCCTGAGCTACGACGGCAGCCGGCGCCTGGAGGTCCATAGCTGGATCAATCCGTGCGGCCACGTGGAGAAGTACAGCGAGATTCGCGACGCGATCAGAGGGAACAGGCCGTGAAGGTCTGGCGCCAACCTCCCCTTTCGGACGCGCAAATCAAGATGCGCTGTCACCTTTGGTGGTGGGTCAGCGCCGCGGTTTGGCTGGCCGCTGTAATCATCCTCGCGGTCGGCTTGTACATCCGTTTCGCTTGACGGCATTGCTGTTTTCATTAAGACTTGCTTTCATCTTCGGATGAAAGGCGGTTTTGATGAAAACAATCGTCATCACGTCCCAGAAAGGCGGCAGCGGCAAGACCACGCTGGCCGCTCATCTGGCCGTTGAATCCGAACGAGCTGGGGACGGTCCGGCCTGGGTCATCGACACCGATAAGCAGCGCACTTTGTCCCAGTGGCATGAGCGCCGGGAGAATGAAACACCCCAACGCCTCGAGGTCGCCTTTGCGCGCCTCGCCACAGGCGTTCAGAGCCTTCCTGGACGCGATGCGGCGTACTGCTTCATCGACACTGCCCCGACGATTTCGGATCAAACAGACGAAGTTCTAGCGGTAGCTGACCTAGTCCTGATCCCGGTGAGGCCTTCGCCCGCGGATCTTTGGTCCGTATCAGAGACGATTGCACGGGTGAAGCAGTCCGGTCGGCGCTTCATGTTCGTCATCACGCAGGCTAAGGCCCAGGCGACCATCACCGCCCAGGCGGTAGCGGCGCTATCCCAGCACGGACCAGTCGCGGAGGCCTTTCTGGGCGATCGGGTGCCGTACGCCGTGGCCATGACGGGCGGCCGCACCGCGCCGGAAATTGGCGCCCAAAGCCCAGCTGCCGAGGAAATCCGGGCCTTATGGGATAACGTGAAATCATGCTTTGTTGAAAAACGCAAACCAGTAAAGGAAGTCGTCCATGGCTAAAACTGTAGCGTTGAGCAACGCGGACCTGGCCGCTGCCACGAAAGGGAAGGGCGCCTCGAGGCAGCGCGGGGTCGTGCCCTCCGGGGATCTGATCCCGATGCAGTTCCGCATGTCGGCAGAGTTTGTCCGTCAGTTCAAACAGACTGCGCTCGACCGTGGAATGAAACTGAATGAATTGCTGAACGACGTTTTTCAGCAATACATGAAAACATGATCAAAGGGCTGATCCATGGCCTTCGCGGCGATTCGTTCCCGCGCCAGTGCGATTGGTGCGCAACGATCCTGACCGAAGAAGACGCGATCCCGATATCGGGCGGGGAGTGGGTTTGCCCGACGTGCTGCGGAATCATTCTAGACACTGGCACGATCACCCGGATCAATGAACCGAGGAAACCATGAGCGTCCTCTGGATCCAGCAAACCTTCCGGTACAAGTTCCCTACCGGCGAGCCCGACATCGTTTGGGACATCGGCGCGGCACGCCAAGCTGTAACCAGAGGCTTAACCGTCCTACCGGAGCCTG